GCAGGATTGTATTGGTTAAATACAGTCTTGTCATATTTTGATTTAGACTATAGTATTGTATCTTACTTAGCAGGAGTTGGTCTCATACCATTAATCTTTATATTCATAGCCTCTTATGCCTTTAATTTCTGCAACTATCATAGGATGTTTCTCTGGTATATTGTTGCTAATGATATAATTTGTTGGACAGACTATACTTTTGAGTTACCTATATCTAATTGGGACTATATGATGTTACATTGTATTGTTGCAGGAGTGTTTCTTGGTTTAATACTCTATATGAGGCAGAGGTGTAGGAAAAAGTCTTAAACTATACTAAAAGATAAGGTCAGATGTAACAGTCTGGCTTTTTTATTGTATATTTGCAAAGACTAAAAACCTTGTATTATGTGGAATTGGATAAAATCTTTATTTTGTTGTAATAAACAACAGGCCAAAGTCATTCATAGCAATGATATAATTAACGCAGATTATACTATATCAAATGCTTTTGAACACACATGGACTATAGTTGAATTTGCTAAAAAGCATGGTAAAATGCAAATAAGGAAATGTCCAGAGACAAATAACAGAGAGTCTTATTGGATATGTAGATTTCTTAATAATAAAAACGAAAGTACTTATGTTTATATATCCTCCAGACTTCAAGGCGTCTCTGCTAAAGAATTTTCTGAGCAGAGGAATTTTATTAAAGTAGGACAGACAAAAACAGGTAACTTTGTTTTGTTTGACTTTAGAAGTAAGAAGTGGGAGGATGTTGACTTAGGATTGTAATTTACATTATATAAGTATTCATTAAAAATAATTATACCTATTGATTTATCGGAGGATGATTTGTCTGTATTACCAGAATTAGAATAAAATTGGGTTATGATGTATAAGTATTGGAAAAAGTATAAATGGTACATCATTGAGTATACCATTTATGTGTGTTTTATTTCTACTATAGTTTCAGATTTCTATAGATGGAGTAAATCTGAATATCTAAAGTTATGGGTAATATGGTGTATTATGTTACCACTAATAATTTATAGTGTAGTGTCAGGTATTAAGTACTTTAGAAATAAAAAGAAATAGGGAGAGGTTTTGCTCTCTCCCTACAGTGATTAATAATTGGATGGAGTATCTTTGAATACTTGGAATATTGAATCATCTTCATCTAAGGTCTGAAGCCTTTCTATGTCCTTAGTAAAAGGGAACATATATTTTAGGAAATTCCTCCAATATCTATTTTTACCCTTATGTTTACCCGTCTTTATGGTACTATTTGGACCAATAAGGTCTCCATTGAAAGGTCCATAGAAGAAGGTATATAAAAGAGAATTAAGGGTGTTAACACCAGCCATAGGTGAATTCAGCATGGTTAGAAGTGAAGACAATGCTTTTGGGTTTGGCATTGATGCCTCAGTTTCTAGTATCATACGTTTAGTCTGATAAATCCACCAGCGTCTCCAAAACTCTTTTTTATGCTTATCGGGTTCACCTAGTGCAAAGGACAAACCTAACAATGCTATATACATCATCATTTCCTGATGTACTCTTTTCACATTATAGCGTTGCATTTCATCCAAATTACTCCATTGGCTTTGTGCTCTTAGCATAAAGGTCATATAATCACGCATAAACCAAGGAAGTGCCATAGAAACACTTTCTCCAAGAGTTGTTCCAATTACTTTAGCTTTACCTAATAGATTCTCATCCCATTGTTCCTTGGTGTCCTCATTAAACAGATAATGAAAATAACTTGTCCAATAACCCTCACGTTCCATCCCTAATGATGCATCAAAGTGACGCTTCCTGAATCTACGAGAATAATGCTCTATTGCCCATTGCCTAAAGTTCATAATTCCACGTCCCCACCAGTGTTGGTGGATTAATCCTTTATCTTCAGCATTCATTGCGCCGTGACAGGTCTGATTACAGTATCTAATCTTTTTTCTGATAGATTCTATATATTCAGATGTAACAGGGGAATTGTCAAGCATAGTTACCCCATTTTTTAAGCGCAACTCACTATTTCCATCCTGAGAATTAACCACTTCAAAAGCGTCATATAGTGATATACGTTTACCATTTAAAAGCAGTTTAGTGTTATGTAGTATGCCATACATATTTACATAATGAATCAAGTATTCTCCAGAACTGTATCCTATAAAAGAACAATCATGGGAAACAAGTTGGCGAAACATACTTTTGTAATATTTGGTATGACTTTTATCACTAAAGTTTTCATTTAGCGGGTCAAACTTCTCTCTAAAAAGAGTTGCCTTATGACTCATGTTGTTTGTTAGTAACTCCATGATGTCACCTGCTACTCCAGAGGTTCCAAACAATTTAGAATGTGCCCATGCGTAGTCTTTTAGGTTATAATATTCCCCAGCTCCTGCTTCTATAAGCATTTGAAATTCTCCAACCAAGAAGTTTGCTACTGCTCCAGGAACATTGGTTACAAGGCCCTTAAATGAGGTATATGCTATAATTTTATCAAACAATCTTGTTAACAAATGCTCCTCATTAGGATTTCTTCTCTGTCCATAGATATGCTGTGATATAAATCCATCAATTAATCCAGCAGTATTAGTGTTCTTGCCCCATTTAAACAAGTCCTTGAAGATTCTTATCTGTTTGTTTTCAATAATATCAGCCTTAGGTTCTTTATCTCTCGCAACCTGTCCTTTGGTAAAATCACCAATAAACTCTACTACCTGAGCAATGTTGCTCATAGCATCATAGTTTACAGCTGTACCAGCAAGAGCAGCAATACCAGAGGAGAAGTTTTTCAGGAGTTCATCCTGTTCTACTTTATTGACAAAGAAGATAGGTATCTGACGCAAGGGAGTGTTATCAAAAGCACCTTCAGTAATCAAGTACTCATCACCATCAATGATACCATTCATATTATAGTTGTCGTCATCTTCTCTTACTTTCCAAACATTCTCAAACTTGTTTCTGAGAGCCTTTGCTACATCCTTTACATCCTTAGCTTGTCCTAGAGCATCCAACATGTTTCTTCTGAGTTGGGGAGGGAGATATTGTTTCTGAGCATAAGCAGGAAGCAGAGAACCAATCTCACCTTTAAGCTGCATCATCTCATCATAATATTCCTGTTGTGCCTGTGTGAGTTGTTGGAATGGCTTTCTATACTGATGGTCTGGAACTCTCTCTGTTCTGCCATTAGTGTTATCCACTACTCTATCCTCAGTATTAGCATCTTCCCAATCCTCAATAGCCTGTTTTAAGTCAAAGCCTCTTAAGCCCTGTCTGTACAAGTCTTTAATATGAGCAGTTCGTGCTGCTTTGTAAAGTCCCCAATCAATGTCAGAAATAATATGTCCGTCATCCTCATACATAAAAGATGAGTTACTTCCAGACTTATAGAGTTTATCAGTAGCCCTACGGATTCTGATGGACATATTATTCATAATACCATCCCTTGAGTCCTGGGCATTCCTGATGATAGTACCCATAGCAGCAATGATGGGATTAGAAGCCCTGCCTACACTATACAAGTAGTCAGAAATACTGCTGTCAGCAGCAGCCATTCTGATGACATTAATCATAGCCTGTCCATTAGGAGCAGTGCTACCCATGATTTGAGTCATCAGATTAATCATTGTAGATTCTGTGAGGTTGTCCAAAACTCTTTCCTTTTTATCAAAGAACTCCTTAAGGTCTTTGGCAGACTGACGGATGTTATTTATATCAGTTTGACCAATAGACTCATCAATAGTCAGATGTTCATCAGCCAAGGCAGATACCAGAGGATAATATTGTTCCTTAAGAGACTTAATATCCTGAAGGACTCTTGCAGTCTCAAAAGCTTTCTCCAGCTCTGTGCCAGTCTGAGGAATATTGTTGAGCATATTGTCAATCTCAGAGATTTGAGTCTGGGCTTCATTTAGGAAGTTAAGTACACCAGAGTAATATTTTTTATTAGCCAGCTCTCTCATCAACTGATTCAGTACACCTTCCAGTCTCTTACCCTCAACATTATTACCAATCTGTTGTTCCAGCTGTCTGATTTGTCTCTGGAGAGTCACTGCAGCATCTGCAGCAGCTTCAGAAAGAGTATTTATTTTATTACCAATGCGGTGAATCTCATTGATGTCAATCTTATACTTTTTGTTGAGTTGGTGTAGAACTTGTTTCACAGCTTCTTCAGGACTACTTTGAATTACCTGCTGTGACATTTGGTCAACCTGAGTTTTCAGAGCATTTAAGTCAATACCTCTATAATTCTTGCAATGATTGACAGCCCTTGCCAATAAAGTCTTCTGAGCATTATTATAACTGCCGGTGTTATGATTAATGTCATCCATAGCCTGAGCAGCAGCTTCTATAGAACCAAAGCTGTTTATCAATCTTTGTACCTGAGGAGAATTAGCATCCATATTAAACAGTAGCATGGCATCCTTCTTATAGAGATAACCTATTGCTACTCTCTGGAGATTCTGAAGTTGAGTTACCAATCCATTATTAGTTGGAGTAAAGGTACTTTTTAGTTCCTGAGGCATGTTTTCTATATCAATACCTACAGCAGCAAAAGCCTGTTTCTCTGCATCCCATATCTTTAGTTTTTCCTTAACACCCATAGCATAGGTATGAGTGCGTGAGTTCTTCTCAGCAGCAATGATATTATAGATGTCACCATGCTGGACTACTGTAGCAGTAAGACCAGTATGAGCATCATTGAAAGCATCAGTCTTCTCAAGAGCTTGTTTACCATCAGTAAAGTCAATTCTGTTACCATTATTATCAGTGATACCCCATGATATTTCCTCAGAGTTAAGACTACCTATCTCATTAAGCATAGTATAAACATCGAGGAACTTCATTACATCAGCAGCATTATGTTCTCCCTGAGAGTTTCTCTGATAGCCAGCCTGATCCATTGCATCAGCAGCATTAGAGGCAATATAGGAAGCGTAGAGCATATTCACCAAAGGTCTGCCTAACTTATTCTTCTCCAAGAGGTCTTTGTACATCTTGCTTGGCTTTCCATTGACCTCAGGATATAAAATACAACTATTTCTTGCCATATACTATTATTTAAATGTTATCCTATTAAATCTGCAATATTATTGTAGCACACTGAACTAAAGGGAGGGAACCCTTAGCAGAGCTTTTTAAACTCTGCCAGGGCTTCCTCTTTAGTAAGGTTCAATCCTTTTTGCTTATAAACATTTACCAAGAATCCTGCATAAAGGTCAGGTTTTTCCTTCATCCTCTCTATTTGATTCAGAGCCTGAGTCTTATTGAACTTAGGATTCTGCTTCTGTATTAAATCAGCAAGTTCCGCAACCTGCTTGGTCTTCTCACTGTCAGTAGTAATGTCAGTGGTAGAAGTCTCCGCAGCTTCTGCCTCAGCAGGACTGATAGCCTGAAGTTCAGACTCCTGCATATCCTCTATGGTCTCCTTGGTCTCACTCATAGGTTTGGTGATGTCAGAAAGATTCATTTCCAGATATTCTGCATTATTACCTAAAGGCTTTACCATGACATAATTCACAGCAGTCTTGTCAGCAATAATCTGTTTCCAGAGATAAGTCTGGCCATTATGACGAGTCTTAATATAAGTACTACCTTTCAGGTCAGCCATATCCTTAGGGTCTCTTGCCACCAAAGTACCCCTCTTTAAATCTACTGTATAATGAGTACCTTCACCGCCCTTCTTGGGAACCAGTTTGTTGTTATCCCAATTATTGCGAACCCACTGGTCTATTACCACATTAGGATTTACACTGGGGAACATTCTATAGGTATCCACATAAGTAGCCTGAGAGCCATTACCAAGGTCAGTGGAGAGTCTTTCCTTAACATAAGCTGGAACTAAAGACATAAAAGTCTTGGGACTAAAACCTATGCCAGCACGGAAGAAACAGTACTCAAAGAGCTGCTTGGAAAGTTCGGGATTATCCTTATGCAGGTCTATCCATGCATTTCTGTACATCTCTTTCTGAGACTCATCAATACCAGTGATATTGATAGAGAGAAATGTTCTTCCAGTTCTCTTGGATACATTCTTCCTAATAGCGGAGATTAAGGCATTGTCAGCATATTTCTCCTTGAATTTCTGGTCATTGAAATACTTGGGGAAGTTATCAATGAATCTCTTTAGATTAGCAGGATTCACCATACGGGATGCAATGAGTAGGTATGACTGATAGAAGTTGCTCAGATTGTCCAAGAGCTTCTTATCATTATATACCTTATCTGTTAATCCCTCAGGCAGAGTAGCCAGCAATTCTCTAAAACCAGTACTACCAGCAGGCATGTCACTGAACATTGCTTTGGCAATATCCACAGTACGAGAGAACTCTTTCAGTATAGGATGGTCATAGAAGATGTCATCAATGTCTACAGGATTACCTTTAGAGTCATAGAAGTGAGTACCATCCTCAGAAGCAGCATCTGTGAATTGTTCCATCTTATGCTCCATAATAAGGTTGTCAATGATAAGGGGCCCTACAGCACTTGAAACAGAATTGAACCTTGTGGCAAATGTAGGTTTACGTATGGCATCTACCAAAGACCTTATCTTTTGGAATGCCAGCAACACCTTATAATCAATAACCTCATGGTCTTCAGAAGTCAATCCTTCTACCAACTCCTCTCTTGACAGTGGTTCTGTATTGATGTTAGAACCGTCATCAATGTTATGCTTGTCACGTAGGTTTCCTATATGCTCCTCAATGATAGTAGAGAGAGGCTTATAATTAGTCAGATTCTCACGATTAAATTCATTAAGTACTCTTTCGATTACCTCCTGAGACATGAAGAGAGATGCATCATTAGGTGCCATACCCAATCTAAGCAAAGTATTGAACACACCAGCAGTAGTGAGATTAATGTTCATCAGATTTAATACAGGAGTCTTGGCAGCATCAGCAGATGCTGACACACCAGCACCTATAGTCTTACCAATGAGATTACCTTCATTGTCATGGCTCGGATCAACCTTCATCCTTCCACTAAACTCTGTATCAGCTATGATAAAAGGTTCATTGCCACAGATTTCATCAACAGCTACATAGTAGTCATTGCTTTCCAGAGTAGCATGAGCCACCTTATTGACAGCAAATACACCAATCAGTGAGGCAGCAGCAGCATTTTGCTTGTAGAACTGAATCTGAGTGTCCAGCCAAGTTAAGTCTTTGTCAGTATAACTCAGTTTGTTCAATTCATCAATAGACATCTGCTGGAGCTGTTCCCAAGAGTAGTTATTAGCAGAATTCTTATAGGCAGCCACCATGTAACCAGCTCTCTTGAATACATCAAAACCACCAGGGTTAAGAATTTTATCGGCAGTCATCTCATTGGTCAGTACAGCCCAAGTCATATCCACTATCTTATTGTCCCTATATTTCCTGCCAGAGGTAGGAGCATTAGTAGTATAAGCTACCTTCTGATACTGACTATAGAGCCATTGGGTGAAGGCACTCTTGCTTCTCATAGTGTCAGGAGAGTCAAGGAATACCTCAATCTCACTGGCTATGTTGGCAGGAAGTTCCTTACCATTATGTTGCTTCTTGTAACTATCCTCTACTATGTCAAAGAGTTCTTTGTGAATGATATGCTTGGGTTTTCTTACAATAGGAATATCCTTGCGCATCACATATCTCTTATCCACATCAAAGTCTGAATCATCAATCTCAGTCAGTTCATAGGGGAACATAATGGCATCACCAGCTTCCCTTGGCATGAAACCTACAGCCTTCATAGGAGCACAAGAGTATTTGTCCTCTGTCGGAATTCTGGAGGAAATCATCTTCAGGAGTTCAGGATCAGTAGCTTCCAGAGCCTCCATATTGATAGATCCGTTCTCATTGGAGAATTTCTCAAAGATTTCATTAGCCCACATGGGGATAAATACCTCAAAGTATGCAATACCAGCCTGATTCTGCTTGACATATTCCTCATAGGTCATATTGCCTGATGCAGTCTTTCTGTCATACCTTGCATTGAACTTATCAGTCTGAGACATCTCTTTTTTCAGAGGATTCTGCTCATACTCCTCACGGGTCATCAACAGTCCACCATCCTTACTATTGAACCTGATATGCAGCTGACGTGAAGTACCAAAGTTAGTTACCTGAACTATAGGTCCTCCAGCAATCTTCTGTTTGTTTACACGGTTCTTAATAATAGAGTTGATAAGTTGCTCAATACGCTTTGCCTGAATAGGGTCTCCCTTTGGTATTCTGAACTCACCAGTCTCCTTATCAATGGAGCAGGCCTGAATAAGGTCTATGCCATATCGAGGGGAAGAGAGTATTTCCCTCTGAAGAATTTTAGATAGAGCAATATTGCGCTCCTTCTTATCTTCACTGTTGATGTGCAGCTCCTGAGACAGCTGATCAATACTTTCACGGATATTATCAGCAATGGTCTGTTCATACTCACGTCTGAATTCATTAGCCCTTACCTTCTTTTTAGTGCCGTCAGGTTCAGTCCATTCATAGAACACCTGATTGTCAGGATCATTGTGGTCTGCATTAGGATTTTTATAGAGGTCAAGGTCAGAAGGAATAATCATTCTTATCTGAGAGCCATGAGCCTGAGAGTGATTCTTGAAGTGTTCAGGAACCTCCTGCTGCAGACAGTAGTCCTCATATAGACCCTCATGCACATAAGTATCAGTAGCATACTCATTGGAAGGATTGCCTTGGTCATCCAATTTGTATACCATTCTCTTCATGTACTCATAAGCAGCTTCCTCACCACCTTCCATATCTAAGAAAGGATTGAGGTCTATAGGAGCCTGAAGGCCAGACTTAATGGCAGAATCAAACTGAATAGTGTCAATACCCTTAGTAGGATTTAATCTCTCACTATCTTCCATTACCCTGTAGATAGCTCTTAGGATATTAGGCTTGGAAGTCTTTTCACCTTGCAAAAGGGCATCAGCCATGATGAGCAGGTACTCAGAGTTCTTGGCTTGGAAAGGTACTGGCATCTGATGGATGGGAGCATTGTCTATACCCATATCATTCTGAAGATGAGTATATACAAAAGGTTTCAGAGGCTGGAAAGCCACTTCCAAGTCAGTGTAGTTATAGTCACCCTTTAGCAGTTTCTGATAGATGTCTTCTGCCTGTCTTGACCACTTACCAAAGATAAATGCTTTCTTTCTGTAGGATGAAGGTGAGGAATATGCCTGTCCATCAGTCACATCAATCTTGGTATATCTGCCATTCTCACCTACAAGAGATTCCTTCAGTGCCTTGAGTTGAGCTTTCTGTCCTTCAGGAGCGGCAGCAATCTTACGGTCAAATACTTCTGCTATATTGGCAATGAGGTCAGTCTTGAATTTCTGCAAACCTTGAATAAGGACAGTGCGGTATTTTCCATCAGAAACCCTGTTGCCATTATAGTCAGTAGCAGCCACATTACCCCTGATACCAGGAGCATGTATCTGTGCTAAACGTTTCTGAAGGTCTTCTGCATCCTTATAGAAAGCAATGTCAGTAATTGTCAACTGGAGAATGTTCTTTGCAGCAAAGTTATCATTCCATAGGAAGTTCTCCAAGTTAGTCCTAATCTGGGCATCCTCAGTACCAACACCTTCAATATTCTTAGCAGCTTCAATGATACCACTATTCTCCCATTGACTGAGGATAGTAGCTACCCTGTTCTCCATATCCTGCCTGATAGCTTGATCAACCAAAGTAGAGAGCTTTGCCTCTTCTTCAGCAGTCAGAACCTCCAGACCATTGATCTTCTTCTGAAGCAATTTGGCCAATTCAGAGCTATTGTTCTTCTCCAAGAACTGATTAAGGAAAGGCAGGAAGTTGAACTTTCTACCATTAGTGTCAAAGTTGGCAATGAAATCAGCATCACCCTTTGAGTGATTCCTCATGTTGACAGTTTGGATTCTGGAGAGTTCCTGATTGAATATCTGGTGCAGGCCATAGATGATTTCATCCTTATAGTTAGTACCTCTGTAGGAATAGAACTTGATGAACTCAGAACTGGGTTTATTAGACATAATAGGCACCCTGAACCATGCAGGAACCAGAGCCTCCTTTTTCTGACCAGTCTCAGCAAAATATTCAGTAATGAGAGACAAGGTATATTCAGCATCACTCATGTTGCGCATATAGTTATGCTTGTTGAAGTTCAACTCTACCTTGTGGTCAAATACCTTACGGGCATTTTCATCAGTAGCCAGCAGTCTGAGCCATTCATTCCTCCATCCCTTGTTGATGTCCCACTGGTTCTTTGCAGACTTGAACCACTCAGTACTTCCATATTCCTGCATAATAAAGTCTTCAAACTCCTGACCTTCCAAACGGAACTTATTCATCAGTTTAGTCATAAAGGAAGGAGTAACATAGGACTGATACATCTTACCTGAATCATAAAAAGCACTAACAGCAGTATCCTCCAGAGTATCTGTGATAGGAGTCAGGAAGTTACGCAGAGTTCCTGCTATACCATTATCAGAGTTAAATGCAAATGGATTATAGATCTTTGCATTGGGAGTACCAGCATTCCTGAATTGTTCTTCTCTTGCTGCATCCAGAGACCTTACCATAAAGCCAAGGCTCTTAGTCATCTTAGAAAGATTCTCCTCATTTATAACATCAGAAAGCATTTCCTCAGTAACAGGATACCCTATCACCTTACATACTCCCATGATATTGGCGGCAGCCTCCTTAGACATAGCATTATCCAACTGCTCGCCATGCTGTAATCTGTCCTGAATAGTATTCAAGGCAGTCAGAGCCTGATGGAGATTAAAGGGAGACTTAGCATCTATAGTGTTGTCTGAACCCAAGAGTTTTCTGTTAATACCCTTGTCAGTAAACAAAGGATGCTCACCAATCTTAAATTGAGTGGTAATGGTCTGCATAGCTTCAGAGAGTGCAGGATGACTATTTACAGGGATGCTGTGATACTTACCATCTTCCAGTAATACCACAGAATAAGGCTGGAAGTGCTTGGAGAATACCCCAAAGAACTGGCTTTGGAAGTCTGTTTCTTTACCACTCTTGTCAGACAATCTCTCTATTAACTGGTTAAGCCAAGGATTCTGAGTAGCCTTTCCTTGCATCTTACCTATCATGTCTTCCAAGGTCAGAGAACCCTGAGTCCATCTAAGGATGCTATTCACAGCCTGACGGGGATTAATCCTTTCAGCAATGCCCCATTTACTCATCACCTTGTTACCCTCCTTATCCATCTGATAGCATTCATGCAATGCAAGCCTTACCATCTGAGACATGGAGTTTAATACATCGATAGTTCTTTGCTCCACCTGCCAATGCTCCTGCTCATCCTTTTCTGACTCTGCCATAGCATCAGGATCATTACTGTAGTCATTGAAGTTATCAAAGTCCACAGTAGAGTTCTGGGTAGTAGCAAAACCACCCTTGTCATAGTTACGCATAATGCCAAAGCCTTCAGTCATGGCAAAGGTATCAGTAGCAAGAGTCATAATGGCATCCCAGTTATCAATAATAAGGTCTGCTTGGTCAATGGTATCAAAGTCCTCATAGTCATTTTGTTCAGGGTCAAACTGTTGCTTTGCCCTATGAATAAGGTTATTGATGCCAATAGCTTCTACAATCTCTTTGCGAGAAGCATTTTTAAAGTCCAAGTCTGTCTGGATATTTGGGAAGAATTTCTCAGCTGCCCCTTCTTCTTTTTGCAGGATGGTAATGGTATCACTGATGGAGTTAACCACTAGTTCAGCCACATGCCTTATTTCAGAAGCAGAGATAATATTGCTGTCTAGCAGATTGTTAATCTGCTGAGTCATCTTCTCAAACTCTGTGAGATTCTGTTCCACTTTTTCATTTGTCTTAGGTTCATCAGATAACAGGTTGAGCAAGTCCTCTTGGTTCTTAGCCTCAAGGATTCTTGTCATTCTGTCAAGGATGTCATTGTTTTTTTCTGGAGTCAGTTCAGTATTTATCTGACTGTCCAGCTCCTGAAGCATAGGAATCTTCCAAGAAGCATCTACAATAGTATCCTCAGTTTTGTCCATGAAGTACTCATAACTTGGAAGAGAGACTCTTTGAGGTTCTTCTGGAGCTTCCACAGGCAACAAAGCATTAGGATCGGGGAGATAACTTTTCTGATGCTCTACAGCTTCATTATACTGGTCTTTAGTAAAGTGCTTTTCAATAACCTCACCTTTGGCAGCATCACCTATCACCATAAATACAACTTCAGGATTACCATGATTGGTAGCAATATTGTCATGGTCATACTTCATGTTGTAGTCCATAGAGGATGCAACCTTGGCTCCAAGTACCCTTTCATAGATTTCCTTTAGTGGCTGCTTGCTACTGTTATAGGTATCCAGATGTGTAGCCCCTTGCTCTATTAGATAAGGAGCAACAGCACTAAGGAAGCCTTTATTTAGTTGCAGATTGAATAATGATACAAGATTACCATCAGGTTCAATAGCAAAACCACAAGTTCCGTCCTCATTGAGGTAACATTTACAGTTACTATAGTCATCATGCAAATCTACGAGTTCTCCATTCTTAGTATAGAACTTGACTACTTCAAATATATCATGGAATAATTGTGGGTCTACTTGCTCATGAATAGTAAATTTTGTACCAGTCTGGGAATGAGTTAATACCCTTGTGCCCAAGCTACTAAAGCCGCTCTGGGACTCCAGTTCTCTTTGTAGTAATTTTCCAAGACGTTCTGTGGCATCTTGTCCAATTCCTCCTTTTCCCACGGCTCCATTACTGCCTTTTCTAACTGCTTCTTGTACTCTTCTAAACTCATTGCTGTATTTAATTTGATTATTATTAGAACGATTATCTCCTTGGTTTATTGTATTAAAAGTATCATCATTCCAATGGTCAGTCCATTCTTTATTAAATTGGACATTAGAAGGAACTTCGCCAGCCTGTTTGAACATAGCAAGCATTTCCTCTCCCAAGTAACCATTTAGAGATAGTTTACCAAAAGGATAATGAGATACCTTAAACTGCTTGTCAGGATTCTGACGAGCTGTCTCATACAGTTTCTGAATACCTTCTATTATCTGGTGAGGAGTCATTGACCTTTCAGCATTCAAAGGGTGGCTCTGCATTTCAGAAAAAGAATGATTTTCATACCACTCCTTGACTTCCGTCTCTTCTTTAGGGCTAGGTCTGTACCACCTAGTGTTTTTAGCCTTGTCCAAGTTTTTAGTAGGGAGAGCATAGGCACTGCCCTGTAGCCCTTCTCCTTGACCTTGAATGGCTCCAAACTTAGATTTAGCTGTAGCTGCTGTCCCAGCACCATGAATGCCTTTTGGATTACTTCCAAACACAAAGACTGTATTAGCATCAGGAGTAATTAAACCCTCATAGGAAGCAGGAACTCCATTGTTATTTGAAATCTTACTCTCCGTACTGGTAGTATTTTGGGGAGCTAAAGGACTGCCTTCTGTCTTCACATTATTAGATATGATAGTGACAGTGTTAGTAGCTCTTGATACACCCACATATTCCAATTGCTGACGGACATTAGCAATATTAGGATTACTACCGGGGGTCTCTTCAGCAGGAACTGAGGACAAATCACCTAAGTCAACATCTTCAGAACTTCTTATTTCCATAGAAGCATCAGCAATAAGTCCTGCATCACCCAAGTCTACTACAGACATGGCATTGGCAGCATTATTTAAGGTGTTACTTGCCTTTGCCACATCAATGTCATCCATGAGGACATGAGTAAAAGTAGAACCTTGAGACTTGTGGATAGTCAGTGCATAGCCAAAATCAACAGTCTTAGGCTGGAGAAGATTATGAGTGGTAGGATCTTCAATGTTGTCATTGACAAAGAGGAATTGGTCAATAGAGTTAATCTGAGACAAGATATTACCCTTAGCTTCCCTGCCAACAGCACGTCTGTATTGTTCCCACAAAGTTTTCTTCTGAGTAGCCAACTGAAGAGCAGCTTGCCTATTCTCCTGATTGCCCTTAATATCCATATAATTAAAGGTATCAGTTTCACCAAGAGAGTTCTCCATAGTGATAGGAACATAAGTCATGGTAAATTCTTGACCATTCACTGAAATCCTAGACTGAGCTGGCTTTCCTACTTGAGTCACCTTATAGCTCTCAGAATTAATGAACCTGTAGCCTCTGGTATATCTGTCATAACCCCAGTTAGAATAACCTGTAAGAGGTTCACCCACATGAGGTATAGAATCATTATAGCCAAGGAGACTTCTTACATAGTTGTTATAGTCTGTAACAGCCTTGTTGGTATAAGCCAAAATCCTGAAGAAGTTAGAATTATCCTTTAATCCTTGGATATACTGTCTGATAACCTTGCCAATTTCTTCACGGCTCTTAGGAGTAAGATAACCTACACCTTCTCCTCTTTCATTGAAACTGGATTCACCTGACAGAGGCTTACCATTACGGATATTAGTAGCTTCCTTCAAGATTGCATTGTCATCAGTACGTTCTACCTGAGTAAGTTCTATTACCCTTCCTTCGGAGTTGCGGAATACCTTAGACACCTGAGTTTCATTGACAGGAGCCAATTGAGCTTTATCCCCTACATAAATAATCTTCAGACCATTCTCACGGGCTATTCTATTGAGAATACCATAGTTCTCTTCATTAATCATAGAGGCTTCATCTATGACCACTGTAGTGCCTGGAGTTACATTTGCTTCTTTTAATGCAGTTACCAGATTCCTTGCATTATAAGCCTTTGAAGAGTCAACTTCTACATTAATACCAAACACCTTGTTAAGAGTTTGAGCATCAAAACCAGCCTTAGATACTCTGGATTTCAGAACAGCAGCAGCCTTGTTAGTAGTAGCACTGAACATAATAGCCTTATGCTGCCTCTTAGCCTTCTGAGCAATAATCTCCATAAGGGACGTCTTACCAGTACCGGCATAACCTGAGAGAGTCATGGTAGTCTCATTTGAGTTGAGGAAATCATTCATGACATTCAGTGCTTCTGCTTGCTGTTCATTAGGCTTAAATGGAACAGTAACAGTAGTACCATCATTGAAAGTGAAAGGCTGTGGACCAATCACCTGACGCTCCTTCTTGGAAGGTTGCTTGGGTTTCTCTATAGGCTTTGCTGTTACAATACTATTATCAATCTTATATGTTCCATTACGTTGTAGGTCTGGAGTATTAAGCCTTAGGTCAGCATCAATAACCACCAAATTTCCATTAGGAGTTTTTATTACATTCTCATTATGAAGATCTGAAGCATATACAAACTCTGTTGTATAAGTATTGCCTCTATCCTTGCTAGTTTTCTTAAACCCTGCTTTCTTCATAAAATCTTCTATCTCCAATAATGTAGGAGCTATACCTTCCACAAAGGGCTGGTCAACAATGAACTGGAATTCTCCTTTTCCATCTCTTCCAAATCCTACAACCTTTAAAGGGGCTGCTGGGAATAATGTATTGTGTAGAGTGATTCTATCAAGAGCAAATTGTGGAGTAATGAAATACTCTGTTGAAAGCACTTTCCTAATAGTGTGGCTATCCTTTCTATAGATTTGTGCCTCACCACCATCCATATCCTCATAATGCTCCATACCTTTGGTTGCCTTATGAAGATTATCAAACCATACTCCTTGAGCCTTAGCCCAATTCTCTATTATTGCTTCTTGGACAGGTTGTTGTCTTTGGTCTCTTTCATACCTTTCGGCACTTGAGAGGTTCTGTGATTTTTCCTCATTTGTTCCACCATATCCTCTGAGGAGTAATGACGCTTCTGCATGGATTTTACCTCCTCTACGGAATCCTTCTGTTGCTTCCTGAGGAAATCGTTGATAAATGAATTTCCCATTTTCAATACCTTTTGCTAAATATTCTAATGCTTTTATTTGTTTTGGAGACCAGTCTCTCTTAGTGAGTACTCCTTGTTCCTCAGTTGCTCGTAAACTGCTGTTTCGTCCCTTGATGATGGCCTGTGATTCTCCAAGTAGTCCCACATCTGCTGATGAGTTCCCTTGACTATCAGTTCCTGCATTTCCTTTACTTCTGCCTTCATATTTATCTAACTGTAATATTTGTTCTAAGTTACTAAGTACTTTTTGATTGAGTTCTTGAGTCATTGTAGGTGCAAAGGTAACACTTTTTTCTGAATTAAGCATTCTCTGCCTACTAATTAACTCATAATCTCTTTCATCTTGCTCTGTAATAACAGGTATCATATTGCCTTCAGCATCATATACAGGAGACAACTTACCATTAGCAAGACTAAGCTTTTCTACAGGCTTCTTGATTCTTAACACAAAGTTACCATCAGCATTCTTGTATCTTACTACAGCCTCCTTAGGAAAATAGGTAATAGCTTCAACCCATGCTATATTGGATTCATTCTCACTATTAAAAATCTTAGGCTCTTGGTAAGATGCCTGCCAGAAACTTCTAACCGTAGGCATTGATTCTACATACTCAATGTTACCTAACTGAGCATTGATGTAAATATCAGAAGGAAAGACATCTTCCTGACCAGACTCCCTGTAGTACTTATGTATGATTTGCTCCAGTATGTTACTGTCCAGACTCATTTTTCTGGCTAATCTTATAAACTCAGGGCTGTTCTTATCTACACATACCATAAATTAAATATTTAATTTGATTTTGTGCAAAGGTAATCTATTCTTATTATCTAAAGGGTCGGTTTAATCAAAGCCTTTATATGACTTATTATTCTTGTAAGAATTCAAAAAAGAGGGAACAGCATAGCCATTCCCTCTTAATTGTTATTCTTCAGTATATTCTTGAATAAAAGTTCCAACCATCTGATAAAGAAGCTTTAAGTCTTTCATAGATAAGGTTGGTGTTTCAGAAGCATACCTACCTAGGATAATACTAATTTTAATGTCTCTGCCATATTTGTCTGGCTCATCAGTGTTGTACACTTTAAATTTATAGTCTTCCATGCTTTAATAACGGAGGCTTATAAATATTATTGTGCTGATTACTCATCTACCTCAAATTCATGCACATAAATATAGTTCTCATCATCAGTGCCAGAGTCCTCATGTTCAGCATTGAATTTATCTACATCTTCCTTTGATTTCACCTTGCCATAAGTCAGCTTATCAAGCCATTTATAGACCTGTTCTTCAGTTTCAAAGTACTCTGAATTATAGATGTCATCAATAGCAGTATCTACCCAATACCTCACAGAAAAGTACTTGCCTTCCTTATCATTGGTGCAGTATATTTCACAACCAGACTCTTCTACTATCCAGTATACCTTAATGTCAGAGAACTTTTTCTTCAAGAGTTCTGCAAAATCCTGTAGTCCCCATCTCTCTTCTGCATAGAATCTAAGAACTCCATTCTCTAAAGTAGGCTCATCAGATATTTCTCCTCCAAGTCTTTTATCCTCTATCTTTTCTTCTGTAAACCCAAGATTGATACAAGTCTGATACTCTTCCCAATGAGGCTTGTCACTGTGAATAGCCAAACAAATAGCCCCAAGAATCTCTACAAGACTCTTCTCACTTCCTTCAATAGCGTATGATACACTTGCCATGTTTGCCATAATTATCTTCCTTTTAATGCTTCTTTTAGACCTTCCATAAAGTTATCTGTCCACTCAGAGTTGCCATTACTAACAAAGCTTTCTACTGTATCAAGAGTATCTTCTTGTCCTAACTCCCAGCCATGCATTACATTCTGGAGATATTCACATTTATACTGCATGTCTCTTATATAGTAGCCACATACTTCTGACTGACCACATTTCTCACAGAGTTCTGCTGCTCTTTCCTGATATGTCATATCACTTAGGTCTTGTTTTCTTGAGTTTCTTGTCTATATAGTTAAGGATGGTTTCAAAATGCTTTCTCAACCACTCTCTTTCTTCAGAAGTAAGACGAGATGTTTCTATCAAGTCACACCTGTCAACATCAATTCTCATCTCAGCTATTTTGTTGCGATAGCCTATAATAGGTTTGCTCCAAATCATAAGTATTTTGTTTATTTACAGTATTGACCAAACATTGGCTGGAACATGGAATGTTCCATATAACATATAGGAGAGTTAATGTCTTTGAACATCCTCTCTTTGGCATCTTTGGTGATTCCTACTAATCTGCCAGTGCGATAGGGATTCTTGCCAGATTCTCCGTCCCTGACCTCAATAATCATCAAGCCCTCGGCATCAATGACCTTCTGACAATCATCACACAGGCCCATTGCCACATCTCTTGGAGCTTCTTTATCTCCCTTGAGTCTTCCAAACAAGGCAACACCAATCTCTTTTCCACAGCACTCACAGTGAGTAACTGAAGGATTTACCCCATGTTTGGGGGATAGCTTTATACTTTTACTCATACTGCTAAATTCTTTTCAGTCAATCATTATACATCCGTATTGTTTACCCCATTTCCTGTCATTAAGGACTTCTACCTTATATGGAGTGTAATAACTCGGACCATCAAACATTACTATCTCCCTGTCAAGATTTTCATCTCCAAGGTCTTGAAGGGCTTTGATTAGTTCTCTTCCTGTCATAGTCAACTGAAATTTACATATTATTTGAGTTACTAATTTCATTCCATATACCATGTTTATCTGCTTCCTCCTTCATCAGAGTAGCAAGCTGCAACATATTGGGATGTGGTTTTCCTGTTGTACCAAAGTATCTGAGGTCAAAGAAGTGCTTCCAGTCAGAGGCAAATGCAGTATGCACAATCTCAGTAGCTGTGCAGAGAGGTAGAACTTCTCTTGCTTGTTGTGGTTGCCACCCTTGCTTAAGAAGTTCCATATAATTATTCTCACTTACTGCCAAAGAATCTAACCATAAATCACATATTTTAGCTTCTTCAAGAGTAAAATAATCATTAGGTCTTACAGAATAAGATTCTTTAGACAAATCATTTGGTTGTATTCTATAATTTAAACCGTCAGCCCAATAAGCATTACTTTCAGGAATATTTAACCAACTAGGAATGCAAAACGTTATTTCTCCACCAAACTTATCTTTACTATAGTTACAGTATCTTGTACTCTGTTCTGCTATACTATTGACTCTATGACGATTCATCTCACGAGTTACTCCTATAGAAGTGATACAACGGAAAGTGTATCTCTTCTCATGATATTCTGTAGGTTCACACATGTGCATTAAAAATTCATTATGTATACCTTGCATATCACCTAGCTCATGTTCCCAAATATACCTTAGGTTTGTAGTAATGTAAGCATCATAAGTGTTAGGATATTCCTCACTTGGCACTGTGTTGATTCTACAATATGGAGTATTTAACCAAGGATACATTGCTGTAGATACTGCCCTCCCACTTGGAAATATGCTTCTATTTTCTTTGTCTTGATATGCACATATTATCTTAAGATATACAGTACCATGTTCCAACATAGCAAAGTGTCGAGATTTAATCATTCTATCGACAAAAGGTTTGGCACTATCTTCTGTAATCTTATCTGTTGACTCATAACAGGTTCTTCCTGCAAGTTCTATCTGCTTATATATTCCTTCCAAGCCATTAGGTTGGATAAGAAGTTCTGCTTTTGGTTTTATTAGTTTCATACTCTCTGTTTTGCAAATTCTATATTATAATCCTTGCCCACCAAAGAGGGAAGGCTTTCTTCTACAAACTTCTTGATGTCTTCACTGTTATAGGTTTCAATAACCTTGCCATCAATCAGCATAGGAAAGCCCCTTTTGGTGTATTTCAGTTGTTTGTAAAACCTACCATTCTTAATGATGTCTAATAAGATAGGAGTCATTTCAGTATACCTTTATGCTTGATTACTTCGAACTTACCTGCCATCCAGTTACAGTTGTTAAGATTAAATCCTAAATTACTGATATACTCTTCATCAATACTGTCTGGATTATTAACATGATACACATGAACTTTACCAGTTTCATGGTCTAAAACAATAAGTCTTTTCATGCTAATTATAGTTACATTCAGGCTCATATGGATCTACTGTGCAATCCCTATCATTACAATAGTTTCTTATACTTCCATCAGGTCTTTTCTCTTCACGAAAATACCCACAATGATAACAACTTGAACGTCTCATAGTTACTTCTTTTTAGTTGATTTGCTTTTCTTTACTATTGTAGGATTCTCAAAAGCATCCTTACTGACTACTGGAGGTTTGATACCAGGAATTTCATAGAAGCATCCTACAGCCAATCTCACCAGATTACCAAGAAGATAACAGAAAGGTTCCTGATTAGTAAGGGATACCTCAGACTTGATGAAGCACCATATCTCAAGGGCTACATGTCCACATTCATGGGCTACAATAGAAGAGGTAAACTCTTCTTTCTTTTCTACCCATATCAATACACATGGAATACCTGTCTCTCTTTCTATCACTCTGTAGGTGCTTCCTGTAGAAGTTGGAGGAGCAATGTGAGCATTTCTATAAGCTTCCTCATAAGGTTGATAAAGTGCATTAACTTCCTCCTCCATCTCCCCAATTACCACCACAAAGTCAACTGGATATACTACCAGATTGAATTGCTTGACAATACCTTTTTCATTCAATATCATAAGACTGTTCGTATGGATTATTATCTTTATCTAAAAACTTACTTATGAAAACTTCCTTGGGTACTTCTTCCCAAGCACCACAATGAGAGCAGTGGAAGAGATAGTGGCTGTCATCTTTAGTTTCCTTCAGACCCTTATACTTCATGGTATGGCCACAGTACTTGCACTTATGAAATTGAAGCTGTATGAAATAGGGTAGAAGAACAAGTGTCACAATCAGTGCTGCAAGGATAATAAGTCCTATGCATACACAGCTTAAAATAGTTAGTATTGTACTCATATCAGTTTTCTAAATATGCTGTTTCATCTTCAGACCAATCCTTGCACTCATTGATAATAGCTTCTGTGAATTTAGGACTTTTAAAGACAATACCTTGTTCCAAGTCTCTTTCCAATACCTTTTCAAGAAGCTGGATAAGTTGGAGGGGGGTGTGGTAGTCATTACTATGATATTCTTCAGCCCAATCAGTGTCAGAGGTATCATCATACTCCTCATATATTCTGTTGTAGGCCTCACGTTCTACAACATGATTATAGTTGTTGGTAACTACCTTCACAGTCTTACTGAGAGACTGACTACAGGTAATCTCAAAACTTTTCTCTGGATTGTCTTTCTGCGTCCAGGGAGCCCTTTCTAGCTCACTGGCTGACATCATGGGATAGTTATCCATTTATAAATTCTTTTTATGGGTTTTACGTTTCTTAATTTTCTTTAGCCTGTCAGCAATATCTTCATCAATGTGGAGAAAACAGAGGCCATTGGTTACAGAGGCTCGTCCTCTTAAATTACTTTCTATAGAACTTTTTGATATAGCATAAATCCTTGCTGCCTCAGAGATACTACAGCATGACCTCAGAAACTCTCCTGATGAAGTATAGACATTAATCTGACAAGTTTTCTTATACTCTTCTTCAGCACTCTTGATAAGTTCCTGTCTTTCCTTTTCTTTTTGAATAAGAAGCATTCTGTCTTCTATTTTATCCAAGTCTTGAAGAAATATCCTGCCTTTGACAGATAATTTTTTGCCTCTGATACAGGAGCGAATGGCATTATATGGAACACCAAAAGCTATAGTAATCTGATTAATGTTATTCCACATTCTGATAAATTCCCCATCAAGAGTATATTCCCTAACAGGATTAATCAAAGGAGCCTTTTTCTCATTATTAAGTTTACCTTCTTCCCTAAGTTTGATAAAGTCAGATAGGTCATATACTACAGTATCATCTTGTTCCATAAACTATCTTTCCAGCATCTTTATCTTATCATTCAAATAGAATATAGCCTTCTTCAAGTCCTCAATAGCCTTCTCCTTATCAGACATTCCTTGCTCAGACTTGTGTCCTTGCCTAAGAATATATTTAATGGCATTGCCAAGGTCAAAATCCATGTGACGAGTAATATCTATTACCTCTATACCACAAAGGTCTTTAAGCCAGGTATAATGTTTTGGATGTAGTACTCTCTCTTCTTTTTGTTGTCTATCAAACTCCTCCTGCATAGTACCAGCAGTTTTATAAGAGGTATCTATAGGATGTGAATTACCTGTTTCAATCATTCTCTGTTTCCTCCTCTCGATTAGATTGTTCAACCAAATACTCATAGTCTACCTGCTTGATACCTTCAATCTGCATGTCATAGCCCTGATGAGACAATTCATTGGCTCTTCGGTTGGCAGCTGTAAGATTATCTGCCCACAGAAGAACTTTATATTTCATTTTCTTTTCAGTACCATCATCCTGAAGGAAGATGGCAATGAGAGTGGCAATGAAGGAGGGGATAGAGTTATTGATGCTCTGGTCATCAATCTCCTTAATCTGAGAGAGTTTAAGGTTCTGAATCTGAAAGTCCTCTACAGTAGTGTCTCCATTAAGCAGTTCTGTCACAGCATACTCTGCCTGAGAGAAGAACTCTTTGTCCATCACATAGGTTTCTGTTCTCTTCCTGGTCTTGCCATCAATGACTCTGGCAACCTTTGCTTTTACCTCTACTAACATATTTCTTTGAGTTTAGCATTAATAAAATTCTGACGTAACTTAGCAAGCTCTTCTATGATTTGCTTAGATGTCCAGTCTTCTTTAATAGGCACAAAAGGAGTACCATTGTACGCTATAAACAGGTTTGAGTCAAAGTCAGACAGGGTTATTACCTCCTCTGCCTGACGATGGATTGACTCTTGCTTTTTTGTCTGGGATCTTTCCCTGAGTGTTCTTATAAGTTCCATATTACCAATTGTCAATGTCTGTTATGTCTGTCATTGTTTCTGGCAGGTCTTTTACCATTACCTTGGTAGTAAGACCAATGCCAGATTCTGATGACTGAGTAATTAATACTGTTCCCTGTGAGAGATTATCATCACAGAATTGTTTGAGAGAATTTACTTCCTCTTTAGAAAGCTGAATGACTACAGGAATATTACTTGTTTTCATAATTATAAATGTTTTAGTGAATCCAGTAAGTCGGAAGGGGTCCCTTAGAATCAAAGCAAGACTTATCCTTAACATCAATGAAATACCACTTGTCTTCTGTGACATTATGGAAAGAATGTTCATTAATACAAACCAGGTCATTTTTATGTGCAATGATGGTCCCATCATAAGAGAAATCATTAATGCACACACTAAACCTTGATTCATCTGCATCTAATACCAAAGAGTGGAGAAAAGGCTTTGCTTCTTCCCTCATAATAGTTTGAATGGTATCTTTCACAAGTTCTCCTATTTCAGCAGGAGCTTCTACATTGGTCTCATCATGAACAGGAATGCAGAGTTTAACTATATTGAAATAGCCATTATCTACTATCCAGTCAAAAAGGGTCTTATTGAATCTTTTGAATATAATAGCACCACAACCCTGTAAGGGGCTGTTGCAGGCATTCTTCTCCCATTTTGTTTTAGCTTTAAAGTGCTTGGAAACCTTTCTTGCTACCTCATCACCAGTACCTTTATGATATGTTCTGTACTCTTCCCAAAACTCTGGAGTATAAGAAGCTTGTACTTTCTTCCACCACTTCCAATCCCACCAAAAAGCCTTGTGTCCTGTTACAGGAGAGATGAGAATATAACCATTATCTACCACAAACCTTTTTTGCCTTTGCTGAAATTTAGCTATTCCAGGAAAACCCTTCATATAGTTATCATAGATACTTTTGGCTACCTCTTTATCCATGCCATACTGCTGTACTAATGTACTGTCATTACCTGCATAGGCAAAACAAAACTCTGGACCTTTGGCTTCTTGTCTGTAGTGTTTATAGAGCTTCTTAATATCCTTAATAGGAGTATCACGAGGAATTTCCTTTGGATAAATCATATAGGCTACAGTTGAATGCATATCTTCTCCTTTAAGGAACACATCCATCATGGCTTTATCCTGAGAGAAATCAGCCATTAGGACTGATTCTTGGCCACAATAGTCTATTGAAATCCAGACATTGCCTTTCTCTGCACAAAAACAAGCTCTTGTAATCTCATCAGCAGGAAGATTTTGAAGTTGTGGATAGGCACATTTTAATTTAGTATCCTTAACTTCTTTACTTACAGGTAATCCTTTAATTCTTGCAAGAGACTGATTTTGCTTTTGAGAACCACAGGCTAACCTGCCAGTGTCAGTTCCAATAGCCCTAAAAGTAGTATGAACCCTATTAGTATAAGGGTTGATGGCATTCAGATAGTTCTGGCCATAAGTACTACATACTTTCTGAGCTTCAGTATAAGCTAAATAAATATCATAAAATTCAGGATTAACATGTCTTTGTGGTTCCAATACTGATGCATCAATGCTGTCTTTCTCTTCTTTTGTCTTTTTGTCAATGCCCTTACAATTAAAGCCTAAAGCAGTTAAGAATGGAATAACTTGTTTGTTGGAGTTCCAGTTGATGTTACATTTTGGAGCTATATCCCATCCAAGAAAGAGATCTCCCTGTAGATTTATAGAAAGAAACCTACTATCCCCAAAATCAACTACATATTGGTTCAATTTCCTTAAAGCTTCAGTCATTTTCTTATAGTCAGATGCCATCTTCTGTTGCCATAATGGGACATTCATATGAACACCACACCATTCATAATAGGCTACAGCAGGGATAAACTGACATTCAACTTTAGCAGCTTGAATGAGATTTAATTTCCTTAATCTCTGAACTTGCATTTGCATCAGTCTATAGAGAGGTTGAACATCCTTGCCTGCATAAATAATATGTCTGCTTTCCAACCTGTCAAGGTCTTGAGTAAACTCTTCTCTGACTTCCTTGGACATCTCTTCTCCGAGGTATCTATAGACTAAAGCTTTTAAGCCTACACCACTGTGCTCATAAATAAACTCTGCTACATCGGGAATATCCCTATATAGTCTTTTTTTCTTTTCATCCTTTTTAAGGTCTTCCCATCCTACTATACCATCTACATACTCACAATAAGACATCATCTGCTCTTCGGAACAGCCTACCATAAAATTGGGGTAACCCATATAAAGTACCTGTTCAGCTGTCAGGGTATCATAACAGTTGCGGATAATAATATTAAAGCCAAACATGACTTTAATATCAAACTTTATATTCTGACCTATAATAAAAGAGTGTTCAATTACATCTTTATAGAGTCTGATATTTACCTCTGAAGCATTGACAACCACCTGAATGGTCTCTTCAATATTACCAAACTGAACAAGCAAAGCCCTATCAATATGAGGATCCAATCCTGTAGTTTCCGTATCAAACTGAATCATGTGGTTTGTAAAGGAGTCAATGAGTTTCAAAGACTCCTCTACAGAACACACCTGATATTGGTCATGCTCAAAAGCTTCTTGTTGAGTAGTGACATAGTATATCATTTACTTCTTGTTATAAGCTATCATGTTATTGAAGTCAAGTACAATATTATTCTGCATGAGAAACTTAGAGCCAAGCATACCATGCAAGTGAATGGCATGTGCTTTCCTGATATTGTCAAAAGCTTCTTTAAGGGAGTCAGATATAATGAACTTAGCCACAAAGTTATCACCATCTAACTGAAAGGCAATATTACAGGCTTCCACCTTAAAGACACCTCCTACACCTGCAAGAGTGCCATCATGCTCTACCATTTCATACTTGACTTCCTTCAGAGCCTCTTTACAAATAACATTGTCATCTGAACCAGTGTCTATAATAAAATTCAGTTCCTGTTCTCCCTGATAGAAAGTTGCTATAGGCAGATTAGGACTTGTAAAACCTTTGCTGAATGAAAATGAGAGAAATGATTTATTTTTATCCATACACTTTGTTTTAAAACAATTGAGAGATTAATTATTTCCAGTCCCCTCACCGAAGCCCTTTCTTTCAGGATTATTCAGTGAAGACACCCTTTTGAGCTGTACTCCTGATGATAACAACCATCTTAATTTCTGCCAGCATGTTGCTTTTTGGGAGAGCTCCATCTTAAACTGTGCGATTCTTGTACCTTTAGGAATAGTAATAGCTCTGGTGGCTACAACAGGTAGCTTCCACTCATCCTTATCAGATGAATAGCTTCTGTCTATAATACCCTCGGAATTAACCTGTATAAGACCCCATTTCTTGAATGTGGAACTTCTGGGCAACAGATGACACTCCATACCCTTCGGAGCTTCCATGGCAATACCAAGAGGAATGAGAGTAGAATCAAATTCCACATCTCTTGTCCTGACCTCAGCTACATTTTCCTTACCTTTGTTTCTGATATGCATTTTATGGGCTTGAGGAGCCTTCAGAGTAATATCTGTGGCTGTTACAAGGTCTATCCAATCTCCCTGTTCAAACTTTACAGGAAAACATCCTGCTGTTTTCTCTAATACTTTTATAGTCATTTTCTCTTATACTCTTTTGTTTTTGCCTTAAGGCTTGTTATAATTGTTCCTATGTTTATGTTCCCTGGATATTCTTTTTGTATTTCCTCCAAGATACAATACCAGTTTGTGTACTTATTATACTCTGCTTCAGTCATTTCTCTGCATTAATTTGGTTATGTCTCTCCAACTCTTTCCTATAGTATAGTCAGAAAAGTACTTACTATATTGATACAATCTCTGGTTAGTAATAGGAGAATCTAATCCTCCAAGTTCTATATCAAAGTGTCCAAGTTTACAATAATCCAAGTGCTCAAGGATGCCAATCTTATCTTTAGGAATTCTGTCTAACCCACAATACCATGCAGTCTTGACTCTCTTATGAGCATACATAAACAACTCTGTAAGTGCGTCTATGTCTGCCTCACCTCCGAGTAATAACAGGCATGTAATACCTTGATGCTGATTGAGTAGACCACATAGAGTTTCTACATCAAGGGGAGTACCTTTGTCTTCCCAGAGCTCTCTTTGGTTGCATCCAACACAATGAAGTTGGCATCCAGAGATAGAGAGTCCCAGGCTTATCTCACCTGGGATCTCTCTAAAAATTTCCTTACAATAAATATATTTCAACATACATTTTCTTTTTTAGCAAAATATCTGTTAGAACCTTCCTTCTGTCTTGCCTCACTCCATGCCTTGATGGGCCTTAAGTAGCCAATTATCCTTGTCCATTGAGTAACTTTATTAGAGCCACAATGAGGGCAAGTATCAAAGGGATGCTTGGCAATGAAACCACAAGAGTCACACTGAGTCTGAGGAACATTGAATGTGATATAGCTGTTACCTACCTGCACTGCATATTCCAAGAGCTTGGTGTACTGAGTCTTATCAAGATTATCCTGTAGGTTCAGATGACTGGCCTGCCCACCATCAATCGACTTAGCAATCTGACCTCCCTGCATAGCAATCTTGTCAAGAATAGAAGTGTCATCATGTGCATCATAGATGTAGGAGTTATATAGATTTTCATCCTCTGGAACCCAGTAGTTTTCAAACTTGTCCCAATTATAGTTCTTTACACCAAGGCTTTCAGCAGGTACTAACTCCAGGTTGAACATAAATTTCTTCTCAGAGTGCTGCTTGTTATAGTCCTTAATGATACCAAGAATCCATGAAGCAAAGTTCATATAGTCCTTATTGTTGCTAACAGTAAGACCTAAGAACCTTGCTGCCTCATTGAGACCATTTACACCAATAGTACAGTAGAGTTTGTCAAAAGAGATATATCCTGCTTTAGTCTGAGGAAACATACCTTGAGCATCCATCTTATAAAGACCAGTCTTATAAGCTTTCTGATAATCATAGACCCTGTCAAGAATTTTTTGCAAGAAATATTTTATTTTAGGCATCATCCATCCTGCCCCTGAAGACCAGTTTAACTTTCCATGATATTCACAGTCTTTCATAATATCCTGCACAATCCTATTAATGTTAAGAGTCATTACATTACATGAGCCTGTCTGGACACCAGTAAGACCTGTAGTAGAGGAGAAAGTGTTCTCTGTAATTTCATTTCTCAAGCGGCAACATGAAGATATACTATCCGCATTCTCTGAGAGATATACAAAGAAGGAGTCTCCTTCTGCCCATTGGGTAGTTACAAAGTCTTTATACTCCTTGTCAAGGACATCTTTACCATCTGTAAGAAGGCATACTGTCATGACAGGGAAGGTAAGAAGGGTTTTAGTTCTCTCTTCATTAAGCCACTTCATGTATCTCTTCTGAAGCCAGTTGACTGCATCCCAATGAGGTTTAGTACCGTCAGGAAATACAAAGTCATTAAACATGGTATGCCAATAGTAGAAGTCAAAGACATTGAAATTAGTGAAAGGAGACTGATAGCCACGATTGCCTGCTGGTTGATTAATGTAATGAGTAACTGACTGAAAATACTGATCAATAGTCTGGCCAATAGTTCTCTGTTGAAGATTATGCTCATTAGTGATAATCACATCAGCTTTCTTGTAGTACTCATCTCCCCATTCTTTTTCACAGAAGTAACTGAAGAAATTGAAAAACTCTCCATAAGCTCCTGCACCTTTTTTCTGAGCAGACAGGAGAAATACAAGATTCTGGAATTGTCCACAAAAACTGCTAAGATGATGGGGTGCATGATTCTTAGTACCATCCACACTGCTTGTACCATCTACTAACAGAGGATATAAGGTATAGGCAGAACAGTAAGGCTTAATAACTGCACCAGTCTCATCATGCTGATAGATGATATGATGCTCCAAGTCCTTCACATACTGATCTCTGTAGGGTGAACCAATCTCTGCTAGCAGTTCCTTCATCTGAGACCTCTGTATAATACGATTGGTATCTTTATGAAGCTCACCTTCCAGTGTAGCAGAGTTCTTCTTGTTGGAGTTAGCATTATCATCCGTATTGGAAAGATTAGTAGCAGATTCATTGGAATCCACATACTTATGAATATACTTTAGTTTCTCAGAAATAATTCTTGCCTGCTTATGCTGCTCCCTATAGAGCATATAAGCCTTGCCAACAGGGAAACACCTCTTGCATAGCCACTTTTCCACTTGGTCTTGGATAGCTTCAACAGTGGTTTCCTTCTCCTGAGTTGACTCAAGCTTTCTACAGAACTGATTAATCTCATGGCTCGTAGTCCTGTCAGGAACATATCCTACAGCCTTGTATGCCTTTAGAATAGCAGTTTCAATCTTGTCTGCATTAAACTCTTCCTTACTTCCGTCTCTTTTCTGAACTAAAATCATTTCTTCATATTGTTAAGCATTAAAGTTTCTTTGTTAAGCACTTGATGATATTATCCCCACACAGGTTGATGCCATTGGGAACTTGAGGTCTAAGATTCAAATATCCCTGTAATTCTGCACCTAACTCAAAGGGGTCTGGCCATTCATTACCATCAGAGTCTATGAAGGGGCCTCTTTCCTGAGTTAGTGGGAACTTCCATACCAGTGGGGTTAAAGTCTTACCATTTACAACAATAAACCTATAATCATCAAGCTTAAAATCTTTAAAATAAGGGTCTTTATCCAAGTTAGTACGGAGTAACTTATGGTAAATAATAGCCTGTATCAGGTAATGCCATTTAACAAAAGACTTTTCAAACTCCCACTCTGGAGTAGAAGATGTCTTAAGGTCTATGGGGTAGATAACCTTGTTTTCATAATCCACCACCACACAGTCCATCATGCAACGATAGCCTACACCTTCAACAGTAGCCTTAAACTTCAGCTGATAATACCTTCTGATAGGAGACAACTCATCATTCTCTGCAAAGTATCCTGATGTAGCAGGAGACTCTCTAAGTGCTCTGACCATGGCAAGTGCAGTCTGATAGGTGTTAGTGTCTACAATAGTCTTATCATTATGCTTAAGGGCATTATAGTATTCTGCTATGTTACCAGTCTTGAGTACTTGCTTATACCTTGTATTGTCCCATTTGTCTCCTTGCCAAAAGCCTACACTCTTAGCCACATTAGACACTATGCTTTCAGGGATTTCCTCAAAGGCATCAAAAGGCAGATTCTGGTTGACAAGAGCTTTGCAAATATCCATACCACTATCAGTGATATTAATATCAAGAATGGTATAGAGTCGATTAAACTCATCCTCTCCTCCTGTAATTGCTGTATCGACTAAGCTTCCCAGCAGTAATGAAGGAGTCTCTTTCTTATCAAACAGATGGTCAAGACCACTGAACCCAAGAGTCTCATAAGTTGAAATAGTGGAATATGATAGTGCAGGGTCTGCTCTATAGGTTGGTTCATCTACAAGCCAACTAATATCTTTTAATTCTTTCAGTATTTCCATTAGTTATGCCGGTTAGGTGCTTTTGCTATATACAAGTCATAGAGAGGCTTTTCAGCCTGATAGATGGCAGCAAGATTGTCCATCTTAATAGGGAACTTCTCGTTGGGATTCTTTGCTTGAAGAGCCTCCAAGTCATTATATTCCTTTTCCAAGCATGGGAGAAAGTCATGGAGGTACTTGACAAACTTGATAATTTTCTCCGTATTACTGCCAACCTTTGCATAGCTGACAGGATTGTTATTTCCTGTGTTGTGATTTGCTATACTCATAATGTGATTTTTACTAGTTTGAAATTAAATCCAAAAACATACTGATTTTTTCCTATGAGAGAGCGAAGAATTGTAGCATAAGATTTACCTTGACAATGGATTTCAACTAAAGCTTCTGCAATAGAAGAGAACCTATAGGATTGAACAGGCTTGTTCTTCTGAGGTTTAGAAGTAACCTCTACACAATAACCCAAATAACTCCAATGATTATCCAAGGCTTCAAGAAGTTGCTTTTGGTCCTTTACTATATAATAGATAGCATCAGGCTCATTCTCCTTGAGATATTTATAGAACATCTTCTCTTTAAGCTTGAAGTCAGGAGTCTTCCATCCTTTAGTCTCAATCATTATAGGGCCTATGATAAAATCAGGTGTATATGAAATCTCCATCACCTTTCTCTTCTGCCATGGACAATAGAATCCCTCTTGGAGAGTATAAGTTTTAGTCTCATACTCCCAAGGGATGCCCATTTTATCCAGTGTTTCAGCTGTCTTGGCCTCCAAGGTGCTTTTATATTTAACTCCATTGTAGACCTTAGGCTCTACACCAACAATGTGTTCACTCATTACTTTTTCTTAGGCTGAGCATTTTGCTTCTTCTCTTCCTTGCCAGGGCAGCCTATGAAAAACTCCTTGAAGGTGTCAAGCATCTCATGAGTAAGGGCTACATAATCCTTATGCATATCCTCAAGCTTGGATACCCTTTCCTCAAGCGTGCAGAAAGCCTCATAAAGCTGTTTAAGCTCCTCACAGGGCTCACTATCTTGGAAGTCAAGGAGGTCATCCTCAGGAGTATTCACATCCTCTTCCTCCTCCTCACGCTCCTCAATGGCACCAATCTCCAGCAACAACGGGAGGGACAGTTCAGAAAATGTAATTGCTCCCTCAATAGTATGAGAGCCATGCTTTGTCTTCTTAGTCAAATCCAGTCCAATAGTGTCTCCAAACACCAACTCTTCATCAGTCTCTGTAATAAAATACTTCTTCATTCTACCTTGTTAAATTAATTTGTTAATACTCTTGGAACCACTCTATACCTGAACCATTAAGGCCAGTAAGAATGGAATTAATCTCTTTCCACACATCAGAAGGCATTCTCTGCTTCTGTCTTGCATACCATGAGGGATGTCTTATCCTGATGACATAATTGAACTGCTTATTGATATAAGGCTCAAATGACTGAGCAACAGTTCCCATGAGGACATAGACTATACCTGTATGGTACTTTGAAAGATTGGTGAGCAAGGATTTGATGAAAGGTCTCCACATTAAAGTATGGCTTCCTACTCTTCCTACTTCACAGGAAAGTGCTGAGTTTAACAACAGCACCCCCTGTGCTTCCCACTTCTCCAAACTTGGGTCAAAGTTAATAGTTCTATGTGGGATAGTATAGTTGATTACAGACTCCTTTAGGATTTCTAAGGAAGGAGAAAGATGACTGTCAGGAGTATCAATGCTGTTGGCAAAGGCAAGACCTGTGGCAACTCCTTTTTGAGGATAAGGTTCCATTCCGAGGAGCACAACCTTAAGATTACTGAAAGGGCATAGCCTAAAAGCTCTAAAGATGTCTTTGAGTTGAGGACAAATAATAATCTTAGAGGCTGACAGTTTCCTAAGGATTCTATCAGCCTCTGTTAAGTCTACCACATTAGACCAGTCACCAAAATATTCCTGTATGGTCATATCTCTATTTCATCTATATGCTCTGCTGCTAATTGAAGCAGGCTTTCATTGGTGACTGATATAGAAGGCACATCTACACCTTTTATATTAAAAGGGCAATCGTCTATTTCTACCTTTATTTTAAAGAATGACCTATTTGTCCTAAACTGTACTCCATTTGCATAAACCGAATTAGGAGTTGTTATATCCATGTCAAGAGCAGTTGTTAGCATTTTACCGACAAGAAATCTTTGCACTGGGTCTTCTTTCCTTACAAAAGACATAGGAGTAATATGCAAGATAGGTCTTTTAAAGCTATATGTTACCCTTCCATCATTCTGTCTTTCCATTTGCCACGACATAACCATCAATGGATTAAGGTCTTTATCAAAGACTGCACCCATGGTAGCATAGTAAATGTTTGAAGTATCATCAATCTGGATTTTAGACAAATGACAATCAAATGTTACAGATAATACATTTCGCATGATAGCTTCAATAGACTTATAGGAAGACTCTGCACCACATGAATACAAGCTGGCAACTATTGTACTGACATTGATACCCTTGTCAAGCATATTGCAGAATTTATGAAAAGCAAACAGAGGAACCTCAAAGACATCAGAATCTACAGGAATCTCCATGTATTTAATAGATGTAATACGGTTCTCACCAGGATATAAATTAGAACCTCTGTTTAGCTTGAAGATATTGTAGATGATAGAATCTAAGCGCAGCATTACTTAACAGTTTTGAAAATCATATTCTGTGCATCATATTCAGTAAGAAAAGGCAAATCATAGGGAATAACAGGACTAAGGAGATTAGCTACAAAATTAGTAAAGAGATTCACTATAAAAGAGCCAATCATGCAGGCAAGATAGGTAGTCTGCTTGAGAGAACACTGAGTCTCCTCTGCCTCTGCGTCAGAGAATAGATACTTCTCCATATACTCACTAATAGCCCAATCATTATCACCTGTAATGCAAAATACCTGAAGAGTATTTATCGAAAGTCTGCCATCCAGATAAAGACATTTCCCTTTTTCTTCTTCTGACTTATCTCTCAGATGTTTCCTCCAAGCATGAAAGAAAGTCTTTCTTGCAACCATATTATCAAACCCACAAATCATCACATCACCTGCTTCAGAGGCAGAAGTGAATTTATTCCTGATAGCATAGATGTTACTCATGGTGGTATACCTGGTAATCATATTAGCCATAGCATCGACCTTAGTCTTTCCTACATCCTCTTTGCAATAGAGCTGGCCTGACATATTTGCCTGTTCTACCACATCATCATCATACATAAGGAGGGCATCAGGATTCATACGAGCCAACTGATATACACAGTTAGAACCAATACCTCCTATACCAGCTACTATAATTCTCTGTTTCTGAATTTCATTATACCATTCAGTACCAGAGAATCTTGATGTAGCAGTATTAAGGAGGAGGGTAGGAGAGTTAGGAGGTATTATTGGTGCTCTCTCAGGTAAAGCCTGGGACTCATGCTGCTGAGATTCTTCAGCTACACTGAAGGCCTCAAGAGCATTATCAGAGACCTGCTCCTCATCAGGATTATGCTCAGGATAGTCATCTTCATTGACACTCTGAACTGCTTCTAAGAAATCATCTTCCGACTCTTGAATAGCAGAACGGAAGTCACCATTTTCTGTACTTACAGGAATTATGATTCCTGTTTCTTCCATTCTATTCCAATCAGCATCTTCTTCTGCATCAAGGTCTCTTCCCTCATCAGTATTTACATCCTCTTCTCCACCAATCTCTTCTGCTTCTGCCTCTTCAGTTACTTCTTCCTCAGGCTCAGGCTCAGTAAAACCATTGTCTGCAAGGATACTATTAAAGTCCCCTATAGGAATATTTGAAAGAACAGGCTGTACTTCTTGTGGCTGCTCTGGAGTGTCAGGTTGAGCAGCTGCTTCAGATTCTTCAATTCCTAAAGAATTAAGCCAAACATCTACATCATTCATACATATAACGTGTTAAGACTTCCATATAACTAGTGATGTACTCATTGTCAGAGTATGGATACAACTCATTGTGCATAGCAGAAGCAATCTTACTATAGTACAAATCCATGTCTTCCAGCACTTCATCAGGTGTTTCCGGATCAACGTACTGGTTAATCTGGAACTCTACAATGAACTCCCTCCATTCTTCAAATTGTGATGGATTTAAACTAAATAATTCTTCATACTTCTTGTCCATCCATTTGGTAATCCACTGCTTTAGGTCTATCTTATTACTGACTATCAAGGAGCAAGTTATCATTTGGCAGACTAATTGATGAATAATCTCAGGGTCTGGTTTCCAGCTTGAAGTATCAATCATCTCAGCCATCTCATTCTCAGAGAAGAGGGTCGGTTCTTTGTATTGATTCTGTTTATTCTGCCACTCATGGAATGAATAATCCTCATCAAAGTCAGAACCAAAGTTTCTTTTGTTTCCAGGAATCCAAGGACTATGATTGCCATCCTCAGATGCTTTGACAACAAGAGGATTGACAGCTGTAGGAGTAGCAGTTACTCTCTTCTTCTTAGCTTCCTGAATTTCATCAAACCTTGTATCAAGATAGGCAAGAGGATTGTCTACATGTTCTATCTCTACATCAAGCATGAAGTACTCAATATAGGTATTTTCTACTACAGTGTCTTCAGAAGGACCTGTCAGAACATTAGCAGTCTTTTCTCCTTCTCCGAAGAACTCATAGGTACTACTGAAATCTTTAGTTACTATGGTCTTTTTCTCTTGAACCTTTCGGGTAATAGCAGCAACATAAGTACCTTTGGTATCTACTACAAGTGATACAAAACAGTTAGTGTCATTTCCTTCAGACCTAATTGTCTGCAAGTCAGTGCCTGAGAGGAAGGCCCCTAGTGCATGATGTGAATGCACCAACCCAGTCTCACATCCGAAGAGGTCAATGTTTTCAGCTATATATCCTATTACACTTTCATCCATCTTAAAGTCAGTGAAAGTGCCTGTACCTAAATCCATAGGGAATATATCTTCACAATGAATTTCAAGACTTCCATCATTAAAACTACCCGTATGGCTATAGAATAAGACTCCTGACCATTCTGTAGAAGGGAATTTCCTGATTAGGTACCTGATTTTCTCTTCTACCTTTCGTGGCACAATGAGCTTATATGTAGTAGACCCTTTGACCAGTGGTGGCAGGGAGGGCTGCTGTACTGATATTGTTGGCTTGATTTCTTCTATATTCATTTGTATAATGATAATTTATTATTTTAAGAATGTTGTCAAGAATATACATGGCTATACCATGCGAAAGAACGATGGTCTTCTGAGAGGGTGTTGATGTATTTTCAAAAATATGAAGAGTGACATCTTGTCCCTTAAAGGTACATACTTTTCTACCTTCATACCTATCATAGTCATTTTCCAAGGGAGAAGAGCCATCACGATAGAATTTACCATCTGATACTATTACAGACTTAAGAATACCATAAGAGAAGCACTTTTTAGCAATAACATCGTCTGGATAGTTATTGTTATAATACTCAATGAAAGTGTTGCTGATGTCTATAATAAAGTCAAAATAAGACATTCCTACTTTAAACTCTTCTCCTTGATAATTAAAGGAGAGATGGCCATGCTGAAGATAATATGAAATAAAATCCTTTATGCATGATGTAAGCCTATGAGAACCAGCATACTCTGCTGTATAAGAAGAATTAAATCCCCCATAACTAGAATAAACAATAGAATCGTTTATATTCTCCAGATATTTATATGGGACTCCTCGAAGAGACTCCACTGTGACATAAAGGGATAGCTCATGACAGAACAGCATCCATCTTGTTTCGTCAAATCCTTCACAGATATTCTTCTTTAAGTTGGTAATAGTGTTAATAATTGGACCAGAACCAAGACAGGGCCTTTGGAAAGCCTGTAAATCTCCTTTAGGGATTCCGCTTACATGAGAATGGAGGTAGCCACATTTCCATTGGTCAATAGGATAGGTAGCCCTATTCAATAGGAATCCAGTATTTTCTGTAGGAATATAACCTTCAGAAGTCAATTCAATCTTAGCATACAAATCTTGAATATCTACAAACCTATCATTCTCATTGGTTACTCTGACCTGAGGCCAATATATAAGTATAAAAGGAAGTACAGTATTAAAATCGCGTGCCACAGCCTTGAATCTCCTACTATCTGCCTCATAACAGCTGCCATCTTCCCTCATAGGAATATGCTTAGCTTCAAAGTCTTCTGCTATCTCATCATCATTGGGAAGACCCTGAAGGTCTACCCTTGCTTCACCGAAGAAATTTTGAAATACCTCATAGACCTGATATACTTGTTTAAAGCAGTCCCTACGAAAGCTATTGATTGTGTGTTGCATATTATAGGATTAAAAAGAAAGAAATAAATAGGGCAGGATAACTTAATACCCTGCCCCTTGACACAACCAAAATTAAGACAGATATGAGCTTAATGGCGAATGCTTTTCATCATGTCATCCATATCAGAAGTAGTAATCTTTGGTTTTTCCTCTTCCAAGCGGAGGGCCAATTCTGTAAGCAGGTCAGCCAAGATAATGATGTCCTTATTAGCCAGGGTATTATCCTTAACCATAGCCTTGATGCCACAATAAAACCACTCTACCGTAGAAGCATGTGGGGCCTTCTTGACATCGGGGAGTTTCTTTTCAGAGGCAGGAGTATTCACAACCTCCTCCACCTTCTTCTGGTCTTTCAATTCCTTACGAGCCTCTTCAATAGCAGTCTTGCTGGAAGCAGTATTCTTCTCAGCAGTATTGGCAAAGAAGTTAATCAGCTTATCAGTGGAAACTCTTGTCCAGTTGTCACCAAACTCCTGTTTGATAGCCTCTCCAAGATTGTTCTTCTTGATATAGTCACCAAACTCCTTACGATTAGTTGGATAAGCACCTGAGCGAATCTGCTTGTTGGTATTAGTGAGCAGCATGACAAGGTTGTTGGTGTACTGGCCCTTGAACTGCACATTAGTAGGCAGTGCTGAGTCTCTTGAAATCAGCTGAGTCTTGGTGATGCCTTCAGTGAAGGTAAGACCAGAGATGTCAATAGGAGTGGGATTGCTTACCCAAGCATTACCCACCATCTTGGATACACCTTCATTACGTGCAATAGCATCCTGGAGTTCACCAAGGGTCTCTGCACCTGTTACAATACGATACTTACTCTGGTCACGGTTGTTAGCAATGAGAATCTCACGTTCGATCATAATATAAAAGCTTTTAAATTAATGAAATAATGTTTCTAATGATTTGAAATCTTCTTTGTTTGTAAGGGACTTATAATAGTCTGAGTAGTCTTTCTGTCCCTTTAAATCAGGCACAATAAAAGGAAAGCCTGTTTGTTTTGAGAGTTTCTTAGCATCTTCAATGCCGGGCTTGTCAACATCATAACTGATGAACACTTTTTTATATCTTCTTTTGAGTTCATTGACAGTTGTTTCTGAAATACCATATCCTTCGCCTTGAGGAGCAATAGCTGGTATATGAAGTTGACAGCTAAGCACCAGTGCATCTTTCACTGAGGATGCAATAATAATCCTATCTCCATATTCAGGTACTTTAGTCCATAAAGAGATGACACTTGCATCCATGCGAGAGCACCATTTAAACCCTTTAGTATTTTCGGGTTGGTAGACCTTTAAACTTAAGTTACCCTCTTTTCTCTCCACATATACATAGGCAAGACGGTCTGCTGGAAAGATGTATTTAGAAGTTTTACCTGTTTCCTTATCCCTTTTAGTAACAATCTTATGGCTAATAGGATATATCTCCGCGTACTTTAGCCAAGGCTTTGTAATGCCATAGGACTGCCAATAGTCCAAGTCATACTGTCTCCAAGGTCTCACAGCTACCTGTATTTTGGTCAGTTCTGAGGATTCCTTACGGGTCATCAGCTTAACCTGTTTAGGCTTAATATTGACCTCAGTATCCTCCTCCTGCTTCTGCATGGTCTCTAAAATCTTATCAAAGACCTGATAGAAGCTACAATTCCACTTCTTACACAAGAGGTCTAACAGGCTACCTTTGGTTTCACTCTCTCCAAAGTCCTTATATCGGATGTGCCCATCATCATCAAGGAAGATGCTGAAAGAAGGATTATTGTCGGTTCTGAAAGGAGAACTGATTATGCATGGAATACTGGTTATCTCAGGGAAAACTGTCGTGAGAATACTTACTTCTGAATATTTCTCGAACAGTTCTGGAATTGAGATGCTAGATGATGTCTTGCCTACTATCATAAGAAAAGTCACTAAAAGGGTTTAAGGGAAAATGGGATTAGGAGAGGAAGGCATTAATACCCGATTATTCCTTCCCCTCCATAGTAGTGGCAGCTACTTAATCCCAAGGCATACCACCATTATCTGCTGAAGGAGCATCAAACGGCATATCACCTGTAGTGTCAGCAGGCTTTTCAAGGTTAGTGGGCTCCACTGTCCACTCTTTGAGTTCACAGACTCTGTAATCAGTGTTCTGATAGGCACCATTCTGCTTGGCATTTACCAAATCCTTCTCCAACTTTGTCAGTGCATTGGCACTTGCAGCATTGGGAAGAATAAGCTCTCCACGGGTACATACAGCCTGATACTGCTTACCTTCATCATTAGTGCGGACACCATAGAGCAACTTAACCTTATTGTTAGGCTGAAGCTTCAAAGCCTCCTTCAACTCCTTGAAGTCACCTTTGAAATAATCCTTGATGTTCTCCAGGGCAAACTTATAGTCATCAGCATCTTCCTTTTTCATCCATGTGCCATTGACATAGTTAAAAGCATCAGGCACACAGAGATACTTCTTAAGGAAAGCCACAAGATCACACTCACCTACACAGGCCATGCGATATTTTGTGTCAATCTTAGCAGGATTGCCATTATGGGTAATTGCCTTGCCAGCCTTTGCATCCTCAGTATCTACCCATGTATAGTTACCATACTGGTCAATAACCTGTACCTTGGTCTGGTCTCTGTTATATGCTGGAGTAGCACGCAAGGTAAACATAGCCCTTGACTTCAGCTCAATGCCATTGCAGGTCTCTGGGTCAGTCTGTAAGAGGAAAGTAATATGAGCTTCTTTACCATTCTCACCATCTTTTACATACTCAGGTTCTGCCTGAGACTCAAAGCCAAAGAACTCATCAATCTCCTTCTTAGTAGGCTGCACACCTTTGACAAAAGTGCTTCCTACACCTACATAACGCTTGAAACCTTCACTTGCTTCCTTACTCTCCTGTGTCTTACCAATAGCAAGGAAACTCTTGCTAAAATTAATTGTTTTCATAACTGTCTATTTGTTGCTTTTTAATTGTGATAAAATTCCATTAGTTGTTGTCCCAAGGCATTTCAGCATTCTCTGCCTTCTGCTCATTGGCAGGCTCATTATCCACTTCAGATACCTCTGGCTCGGTCCCTTCAGAATGAAAGTCAACAGCTTCTTCCGGTGTGGCAGAAGCCTCTGATGCAGGAGCATCTGGAACTTCAATAACATAGACCTTGTGCTGCTCATCATAGGATACAATGTCAGTGGGCAGATACTTGGTAACCTTGATAGGCTTACCAAACTTATCAGTAGCACCTGTAGGCTCAATGACCTTCTTGACAAGGTCTGTTACATGGAAGCCAATGACCTTAACAATACCTTCCTCCAGAGAATCATTGAGAGCTTGGTACTGTCTCATCTCCTCAACAAGAGGCATAATCTTCTTCTTGAGTGCTTCAATCTTACGCATGTTAGGGTCAATCATCTTGGCTGCACTCTTTACCTGCTGAAACTGTGAATAAGAAATTTCTTTTTTCATAATGTTACTTTTTGAATTTTGAATTAATTAATAATGTTGTTTGTATCTTTAGTCCATTTTATAGTAGTTACGGACTGTTTGGTCTACTAATTTAAGAGAATTGGGAATCTCAAAGTCTGCAAACATTCCTAGAGGAGTTTTTGCTGAACTATGGTTAGCTTTAGTCTGGAAGAAATATTTATTATCTCCATCATCACCATAGTCCACACGGGTCATCAGAACAATTGGATAGAACCCCTCGGGCTGAGTCTTAGTAAGCTTCTTACCAATGACTGAGAATACCATCTTCTCTGTACCATCCTGCTGAGTCTGAAGCATGGTATGACCAAATATATAAACTATTTGATCATTGCGAAGTGTTGAGTTACACAACATATTTAATTCAATAATATCGTTGCTAACTTCGCGCCACTGGTCAAAAGACATCTTCTTTCTGTCATTAAATTCCTTCATAGCCAGATAGATATTCACTGTATCAATAGCTACAGACTTAATCTCTGGTTTCTTCGCACAATACTCCAGTGCCTTACGGATACCATCAAAATTAACAGGTTCCATGTAATTCTTTTGTTCTGTTCCCCACATACCTCCAGGAAAAGGAAGGGTCTTTCTATCAAGATTGATGATGAAATGACTCTTAGGATTCATACCTTGATAGTTTTCAAGGTCAAACTTACCATCAGGATTGATGATTGTTGAGGTGGTCTTTCCATCTCCAGACGCACCTAAGATAGCAATTGTTACTGCCATACTTTTTTCTTCTACTCTTTTAAAATTGTTTGTAACTGCAAAGATACCTGTCTGAAATGAGACAAGCTACTTGCTTAAAATTCTGATATAAAAATTGAAGGGAGTTACTAAGTTACATGCCACTGTTTCTTTGAACTAATTGATATACTTTACTTAGCTCAGAGATACAGTCAGCCTTGGGGAGAGGGGTGAAGTAATTAGTTGCACCATCAAAATAAAGTGGTAATACAGAATTACTCTCTCCTTCACGATTAAGTACCCATAAAATTGTTATCATACAGGCTCTTTATCCTGTATTTCTGTATGTTACCATACAGGTCAGACTATATCTTCACTTCACAGTGCTGGGATTTCGTGTCAGGATTATATTCTATATAAATAGTTTCACCTGTTAGTCGTTTGACCTTCCACAACCATTTAAATTGTGGCTTGGTAAAGGATTGTCCCATAGGGAGTTCCCCTTTTTAACCCAGTTACGAGGCAGTACCTAATTTATATTTTAAGGAATCTATTACATAAGGATTAATTAACTCACGAAATTTACTAAATTCTTTACGGTGTAACCTCATTCTATATCCTTTGTTTCTTTTACTGAGGCCAAAATGCAGATTGAATTTTTCTTCAAAGAAAGCTACTAACAGCTCTACGCTTTTTCTGGAAAATCCTTCAGTACAAATATCTGCTGTTCCTTGGTGAAAGCAACCATCATCCATATATAGATAGGCTAAAGAGATTTCGGTAAAGTGTTCTAAAACTTCCCTGCATACCTCTTTTTTACCAGTATTATACAGCAAATTGTATATTTTATGAAAATACTGATTACTTCCTGTAGTAACAGTGTATGAAATTTGTTCTACGTTTCTGCGTTCATCTATTCTGGAATAGATGTTAAGTTTACTACCTAAAGACTTTAATTTGTTATCCAATAAAACTGCATATTCTTTTTGAGCAACTCCGTGGTCACATTTAAATTTAGGAGCACTCCAACCATATTTAGGATAGTATTGTAAACTAGAATCTCCAAGAAGAGTCCCTGTTAATATTTGCAGTTGTTCTTCTGTAGGTATAGTTTCCTTTACCCTCAAAGATGGTTTGGTGTGCATTGGGGGAAGGCCAAAACCTTTTCTCCACCTAAATATAGTTGAGTCAGAGATGTTCATTTGTTTTGCAATCTCGTAATCATTTAAACCTTGATTGTAATAATTTAAAAACTCTTGTTTTCTACTTTCTTCTATCTTTTTCATTGAGGCTATATTTAACTGTACAAAATTAGCATCAATTTAATATAGCTTCTATAGTCTTAAAATGTTCCTTAATAAATATAAAAAGAAATGTTTACCTCAAGGAATCTAGCATATCCTTTAAGTCTTCTGATGTCATATTTCAGATACTCTGGAATCTCAAAGGAATAAGGGCAAGTAAGACCTAAAACCATCGAACTGTCTTGCCCTGGCTGCTTGGAATCCATAAGACCATTATAGGTAGGTCTGATTTTATTTGCTTTAAAAGCATCTAATGATACAGTATCTGAATTTTGTTGCTGAATGAGTACAGGAGTATAATGAAAGTGGTCACGGAATACCATAAAATACTCTGAGAGCTTATCAATGGTTTCCTTTTTGGTCATACCTCTTTCCTGTTCCAACCTGCCTGCATGATCTGCAAGGATAATGACATACTCATCAGGATCTTTTGGCTCATAATAATCAAAGACAATCTTCTCTTGCTTAACACCAGTCTCTTTATTTTCAATAATAATAGGTTTCCTGTGAATAGTACCAGCATCCTGTGCATACCTGTTTACAGTCTTCCAACAACCGGTTGGATTACGTTCTGTTATAAAATGCACATGATCTTCAAAATAATCCAAGATACTCCTTATCTCAATACTGTTCAAAGCATCGAGAATCTTTGAATCAAAGACTTGTCCTTGTGCTACAGACCAAAGCTTCAGAGGGGCTATCCTTATCTTATATTTTGTATAAAGCAGGTAGCTCATAAACCTGAGAGTAATTTTTTCTGGAGTTTCCTCTAATGGAAAATAGAATATCTGAAGTCTTATCTTAGTAGGATTCTCATAAGCAAATAATAGTGGGACATACAGAAATAAGTAACTTGCTAATTGAGACTTTGCTCCCTTAGTTGCAGCTGTGACTATATAATATTTTCCTTGCTCAACACCAGGAAAACAATCTACAAATGAAGTAAAAGGTGATGGAATACAGTTTACATCACCATTGATAACTCTTTGCCTTCTCTCTTCAATTCCTGTTAATACTCTTTGAATAAGACTCATAGCTAATTCTTTACATTTATCAGCCAAGAATCATCATTATTCACCACATCCTCCTCACTTTCCTTGTTTTCAAGGAATGTAGCAAGGTCTGAAATCTGCTCAACATGACCTGTACCATCTTCAGAAGGCTTGACATCATCTTTGAGGATGAAATACTTAATAAGCCTCATGCCAGTATAGTTGCCTTGAAAGGAAGCCACATACCTCTTGGTGGCATCAAGAATGTCTTCATCTGACTTATTTCCAAAAATAGTGAAGAATTTCTTGAGCTTCTTGACTACCTCACCATTATTACATCTATAATAATAAGGAGTAAGCCGCCCATATCTATCTTTCATCTTACCTTGAGGATAGAGTTCCCTCATCTTCTGGGCTAATTCAAGAAGCTCTTCATCACTCCTATCTACACTGCCAGAAGAGTCAGAGATAATCTCATCAAGGACATCAGACCAATGCTGAGTAACTTGCATCTGCCCCCCAACATCTACAAGAATCTCTCTTGCCAGCATATTGCTAAGAGTGTCTCCTTTAGAGATTCTGAATGCTAATGCAAAGAGAGCCTCTACAGGAGTCATCTTATGCTTAGTGCATACTTTTTCGTCAATTGTTATTTTCATTTTCTATTAATATTTTAAGTTTCTCTGGACACTTTACCCCTCTTGTTTTAACATGACTTTTAGGGGATGGTTGCCAATTAGGAAGGTCTTTTGCATATACCCAATAGCAATCATAGGCTACTTGTCTCTGACTTAAGGCTACATAGATACTATTAAGCTTGACACCTAAGTCTTCTGCTGCCTTTGTTACACATGGGTATCTTGCTATTTCTTTTTTAGTCCATCTGTCAAGAATAACCACAGCACCCTTTCCTAAGCCTTTTTTCATCTAAGTTTAATAATTATTGTTCCACTACTGAAAGACAGCGTGCACTCCTCACCTCCAGTACACTTGGAAGCCAAGTCATTGACTATTGGCTCTAAAGTATCATAGTACTTCAGAGCCAGGTCTTTTAATGCATAGTTCATATTTCATTAACTGAATGTACAACTTTGATATAATCCATATTGAAGTCTTCACTTAGTTTCTCTACAAGTTCCTGTTCCCTGGTATGTTCATAATAAGGAATGATAATCACAGGTTCCTTATGTCTCAGACTCCTACCAAGACGCTGATAGACAACCAAGTCTGAAGAAGAGAGATTACAGAAGACAGCATACTTACAATCTACAAGATTGGCATTTTCATTGAGAATATTGACTGCTGTAATATGGTCAATCTTCTTGGCATTGAAATCTTCATATACCTTTGTAGCCAACTTGTTTTGGGAATGAATGCAGTTCTTGCCAAGCTGCTCAGTCTGGGCAATGGTCTTACAGAAGGTGATAGTACGCTCCTTATCAAGATGATATAGAATGAGCTTTATCCACTGTAATTTACAGTCAGCAAGGAACTCAAGTCTCTTACCACAGAGATAGAGCCAAGACTGCTTCATAGCCTGATTGCCAGACATGGCTTTCTTCTTATACCACTCTATAGACTTGTCTAACTCCATGAGCTTCTGTTTCTGAGTACACTTTAGGATTGCATGAACCTTGGATTTTTTATACTTCCAATAGTCTTTGTATTCTCCATGTACTACAAGACCTTTAGCTTTAGGATTAACCTCAATGGTTTCAGACATCCTTGTATTCTCAACCTGGAGAGGGAAGAGGAGGATAGTAGGTTCAGGTAATACCTCAGAGTCTATAGCCTCAATAATATCACAAGAGACTACTTCAGAGTGATAGTTGAACCTGAAGAATGCCTTGATGTTACGGGGAATGGTAGCACTAAGACCTATGATATAACCATATTTAATAGTCTTAAGGGCATCCATCCTAGCTTGAGAACCTATGTGATGACATTCATCAAGGATAATGATGTCCCAATGCTCATTGCAATGCTTGTGTAGAGATTCATAGCACTCCATACATTTAATAGGATGGCCAGCTTTGCTATTGAGACCCCCCCATTTTTGTATTTCATCTAACCATGTCTGTTTATGTACTCTCTTAGCTACTACAATTAATACAGAAGGAATATAGCCTTGCTTGAACCAATTAGATGCAAACAAATAGTTGGTGAGGTCTATGGACAATTTGGTTTTTCCAACGCCGGTTGAGAGTTCCATTAACAGGCAGTTGGTCTTGGCTATTTTATCTACACATTCTTTATATATCTGTTCCCGCGTCATAGAATTATCTCTTTATCCTCTTGAACAAGTCTTAGAAATTGCTGTAATTGGTGGACATAATGAACATCTATATCATCATAAAGAATTTTATTTTTATCATAGATATAGATATTACCTTTCCACCATATTACATCGTCATAGATTATATATTCCGCTAATTTTCCTGCATCTCTGGAGTATCGTCTAAATCCATTTTTCTCCAATATATCTGTTGTTATTGGGATAGGCTCTACTAAATATATACCTTTAGCTATCTTCCCCATATCTATCAGATTTATCTGTTTGTTTTGAGACCAATTCCCTTTGGATACTTTTACCCAATTACCTATCATTAAATCTTCTACTGTCATAATTCAATATTTTTTATGAGTACCAGACTTCTGGTGGTAAATTATAATCAAATTGCTGTTGCATAATAGTTTTCTTCACTTGAGAGGTAATTGTCAGCTTCTTGTTGAAGGAGATACTGCTTAGCATCTTCTTCAGTAAGTTCATCAATAAGGGACTTGCTAATAAGCTGATTAAGCTCATAGATACAATCCATTACACCATCTTTATAGGAAGAAGAGTGGATTGGAGAGTCCACCCTTTCTTGCCAACTGTTTATAAGCTGTTGTAAGTCAGTTACATAAATCATAATATCCTAATAAGAAGATTTGATAATGCTTAATGTGTAAGGCTTCTGAGGACTGTCATCAGCCTACGCCAGATACCAGGATTACTCTCTACTCCCATTCCATTCTTCCTGTTCTTGGATACATGTTTGGGAGATGCCGTAAAGAAACACAGGTTAGAAGGATTCTTAGAGACATGCTGATACCATCTGCCAGCTACAGCTGACTCTGTGCGTCCAAGCTCCTCTGCTACAATCATAAAACATTTGTGCAGGTTCTGAGGAAAAGCTTTTACTTGACGTGCCAGTCTCTGATCCTCTGCTTCTGTCCATCTTTTGTTGAATCTGTTCTCTTGTTGTGTCATAATTTAATGTTATTTAAATGATTATACTTAAGCCTCACATAGGGGGCAGTGAACTGTCACAAAAAACTTCCCCCTATCTGTCTCAGACAAAGGGAAGCCTCATGAAAAAACCTTTAAAATACTACTTAGACTAAAAACAAAAACTAAAAAACCGCTGTTTTTTAAAACAAATCATCTTCAAAAACAAATCTATTATAAAACAAACTATATGTATAATGTTGTACTCCTGGCAGGATTCAAACCTGCGTAAAACCTTTTTAGGAGAAAGGTGCCTCATTCACTCGGCCACAGGAGCTTGTTATTTTGCTGCAAAGATATTATCTTTATGAGATATATCCTCTCAGCTTAAGGAATCACTAAGAATTATTATTAATTACCACCTCTCCCTCCCTTCTTCCCCCTTATAACTTATAAGGGGACACAAATGCTAAGGAGAAGTGATTAGCTAGTCTGACAGCAGCTAACTACCCTCTAAACCCTCATCTTTATGCCTAAGAACTGAGATACTTCTTGAGGTCTTCTGCTAATTCATCATAAAGATTGTCTTCAAGCCACTGACATATATCTTTTGTAGATTGACGATAACCTTTTTCGTATGCATTTCTTCTTTCTTGTTGAAGATTTGTTTTATCATATCCAGTTCTTTCACCAAATAGAATTGGAAACTTCTCTAATGCATTTTTTCTTGCCTTACTCATGTTCTCTAAGTTTAATTCTTATTTGATATTCCGCATAGTCAAGAGCCTTCTGTATGTCCTCAAAGGGCTCATACCATTCTGTCCTATCAACGTCAAATCTATCTGGTCTACATTCAATGCTTGTACGAGCAACTTCTGTCTTTACCTGTCTTATCATCTTTATGAGCAATGGTATTCTTTTACGAAGCATTGTATTACCTGTAAGGTCTTCTTTTGCCATTTCCTTCGCATCGAGAATACATTGTTCTAACTTTGACAAATCAACATCCTTTAGTTTGTCTTTCAATGAGTCTGGAATATTCTCTATCATAGTTCTTTGATTACGTTTAAGTCTATATAAGTGTCTCCTGCATATATGGTATAAACCACCCTATTATTCGGTTTGCTTTTTTCATCCTTTTCGTAGGGTCTATTTTGGTTGTCGGCAACTTTTGATAACCTGTTTGCTAATTCATCAGCAGAAGTGTGTTCTTCTATCCAAGGCATAGCCATTAAATCAAGGTCATGCACAATAGAGCCATGAACACCTAAAGCCCATCCACACTCTTTTGCTACTTTTCTTAGTTCTGGGAATCGAAATATCCAGAATATAGCATTATTATCCTTTAATTTTTCTAAATCAAACATTGTCAGTTACCTTTTTAACTCTACATCTATATATTTCAAATCTCCAAAAAGTAAACAAAAAGTAAAAGTAAAGTCCACTTCTATCTATAAAACTTATTTTAAGTCTTGGCTTTAAACCAAATCCATCGTGTGCTACAAAATAACAATGTAACCAGCTATCACTTTTCTTAAAATGCTTTCTAATAATTTTCATAGTTCTATTTCTTTTTATTTTTCTTTTTTCGATTCTTTTTTCTTGCTTTATCTCTTTCGGCTTGGGTAATATATCCGTTCTTTCTGCCTACTATAGAGATTGCATACTCTTGGTATTTCTTGTAGATGTTCATAGTTCTATTTCTTTTGGAAGTTCAACATCAAGCCAATATTTAACATTAGGTATATTCCATCCACCCTTGTCATAGGTCTTAGGATAGTGTCTTGTAACCTTACCTGTGTCAATATTCTTACCATCCCAATACTCTGGTGGTCTATGCGCAAATACCACCTTACCATCGTCAAGTAGTGCTATAACTTCTCTATCACACTCTGGTAGGTCATCACCATCGGCAGGTTTCCAGATATGTGCTTTTTCCAACTCCTCGCTTACAGGCTCTTTCTTGTTTTCTTTCCAATATAACCACCTCCAGAGGTTATGTTGCCAATTAATTAGGTTGACGCATATATTCTTATAGTTATGAGAGTTTCTGTACGGATTTACAATGCTAAAGAACTTCTTTTCAAATTCATGCAACTTATCGTTTACAGGCTCTTCTTGTAGGGAATCTATGTAAGATTTCAATTCTTTCAACGATTTAATCCTACCCAAAACCTCATCAGAATAGGGTTCATAATTTGTCTCATTAAGCAATAATTCAATCTTTGATAAGATTTTCTGTACTTTGTCTGTCATATTATTCTCCTTTCTTGCAATATCTGTTATTCTTATTACCTTTCTTTCCTTTGTGTGGCTTTCTAAACCCTTTAGAACACTCCCACCAGTAAGTTGCAAAGCATTCGCCATTGTAGCAGAAGTAACAAGGCTCTTTTATACTCGGTTCTGGGCATTTCATATCTTTTCTCCTTTCTGTGTTTTAAATCTTTCTGGATAACCAATTTTTTCAAGCATAAACCATTCTTCTTTATCCAACCGCATATCTTCAATATGCTCTTTTACTGCTATAAGATGTCTTGCTATTTCTCCGAGTTTTTCCAAGCACACCTCTTTTACTTCAATCTTTTTAGTGTCTATAATACATTTCGCACTTTTATCCCCTTTGGGGTCTCCAAAGTCAACACCCACTTTTTTCACTTCAAGGGTGTCGAGGTAATCCCTCACTTCTTCCATTGCTTGACTGTAGCCACATTTGTAGTCTTCATTATGACTAATGGTAGGAGCTTCAAGACAATTTAAACCGTCAAGTTCAATTATTTTTGCCACTACAGCGTCTTTGTCTATCAGTTTCATTTGTTTATTTTTATATGTCCTTGTTCTATTAACCAACACACCGTTTCAAAGGCTGCATTTATAAGTGATGCTTCACGTTCCACAATAGCATCCTCTTCAGTGTAATGTTTATAACTAACTCGCCATATAGGTTCATTCAAATATGTTTCATCTTTTTCTATTACGAGAAAGTAATTATCATTGTTTATACATGCAGGCATCAACTCCAAAAGGGCTGTAAGAGACCCTGCAGGGGTGAAAGGAGTACATGGTTCATGTCCTTCAACTTCATAAGGCGGTTCAGCGATAATTGTTAAAAATTCTGTAGCATAAAACATATCAGCCGTGCTTGGGTCAAGCCCAAGACTAAGTAGTTTCTTTGACTGCTCTATTGAGGTACATATTTTAGTTTCCATAATTCAAAGTTTATTTAAATCATTGTATAACTCAATCAATACTTGTCCTTGTCCTGCATAAGATATATTTCCAGTAATATTTAAGTCGTACAATGCCCTTATTTGCTTTTCCGTAGGCTTCCACTGTTTCTGTGGCTTGATGGATTTAAGTTTGCTATCTAACCATTGTGATATGATATTTGAATCCCACTTATCGGTTACTTCATATTTCCTTAAAGCATTCTTACATACCAGTAAATATTGTTCATCATCTTCACTCCACTCCGTTACAGAAGACTTCTGCTCAATCTTCTTTAATTCTTTCTTTTCAAAATCAAAGATATATCCTGCATCAGCCATTGCTTTCATTAGAGCATCACACTGCTCTTTGGTTGCTGGCCTAAAATTCAAAATACAATCAAACCGAGTGTCATAATTAGAAGAGAAGCCGAAGTGCTTAGAATGAGTGTTATATGAACAATGAGCAACAATATTGTCTTTAATTTCTTTAAATAAAATTATATATCGTCCATTATCCCACATAAGCACATCGCCATCTTTTGCATCTTCTATGGTGAAAGAATGAAACTGCTCATCTACATGGGATATAGTGTCATCTACTATATTGCCATCTTGTGATTGGAGTATGTAATCCAAAGGTTTTACCTCTACTATTTTCCAAGTATAATCACCATTAGTAATCCACTCGCCTTCACGAAACTTTGGCTCAACTTTATCAATAGTATGTTCCCCTTGCTTTTTAAGAATATTACTATATTCTTGTAGCCATTTTAATAATTGAAAATGTTCTAATGCACATTCTTTGTTGGTACAAGATAATGATACATCTTTACAATGTTCAATAGCTTCTTTTAATGTCATCATAAATTGTTTTACTTTTCAAATACTTTAATATGTACAATTGCACCAAGAGGATAAATTATTACTGCATTTGTTTCTTTATTATATGCATAGAATAATCCATCCTCTATTTTAACCTTATTTGTTTTCAGAAAATAGACCTCTTTTCCATTTATTCCATTTATGCAAAAATTAACATTTTTTCCATTAGCTATCTCAATAATTTTTTTGATTTGAGATTCAGTAAAACCTCCTGATTGTGTTATTGTAGTGTTAGTTGCAGTAACTGTACTATTATGAGGCTTCTTTCTAAATGAATAGAAATCTCCATTACCACCAAAAATTGCGCACGCGGTTTCCCTTGCTTCTTGTTCTGACATACTTTAATATTTTATTATTTTAATTATCTTTTATTTGTACTCTTTGAAATAATCATATACTTCTGGTTCAGTTTCCTCTTCGTATGGTCCTCTTACAAATCTTCTTGTAATTTTAATATTAGTCATAATTACAACATTTTAATTTATTTAAATATCTTTTTTCTTTTGCCACATTTAGTGCAAATATATTCTGTATAATGCTCTTGCCATGAATTATAACAACCGTCTCCACTAAAATCTGATTCCGTGCGAGTGATGATTCCTGCGTGAGAATACTTATAAGTATGCTTACAAATAAGGCGTTTTAAAATATTCATAATCACAACAAATTTAATTCATGTAACTTTTCAATCATTTCAACACAAGCATCAACAGGACTGTCTCCATCAAACGTTTCAATGATATAATCATCTGTTGTTTTACCTTCTTTTTCAAAAACACATAGCCATTTTTCTATATACTCGCCTTTACCATTATAGTAGCCAAAGGATATAGAACACTCAATACTTTTATCTTTTGGCATTATATCAAGCAACGCTGATAGACTCCAACAAGGAATATAATATTCTTTACAAGTATAATCCTTCCAAGCGCAAGGATAAGGTGAATTGTTATAATGTAAAGTTTCATCATCTATACCCCAACAATAATCCGCACTTTCGAGTGGCAGTATCTCAGCAAGAACCTTTGACTGAGAGATGTCTGTAAAACTCTTAATCGTTGCCATAATATTAATATGTTCTGCGTTTAAAATATTTATTGATATATTCTTTCAGTTCTTTTTCCGTATATAAATCCTCATTGTAAATACGATGTTGACCGTTAAACTTAGCATCTGTAGTTGTTGCTAAATATACAATTTTATTGTTCTGTATCGGGTTATCTGGAGAAAATCTTTCAACACTGATTTCAATCTTATCAATGACTAAATTATGAAGTCCTCCATCAACGAATCCAAATACAGAATCTCCAATATCAAACTTTGTTTTTACATTAATTGTTGCCATAGTTATTTCTTTTAAATATCAAAAACTCCATATCTGTCAAGGATGTGCATAATTGTGACAGTAGGAACACTCAACTTTTCAGCAATTTCTCTTTCTGTGAACCCTTTCCGAAAGAGTTCCATAGTTTTTTTGTCTAATGGATATTCCATAATTATTTCTCCTTTAATTGTTCAACCAACTCCTTTAATTCTTTTTGCCTACGTTCCTTGCTTTTTATTCTTGGGATAGTATATTTTTTATAAGACCTACCGCTTAAAAGATAATAAATGGCAGAAGAAGCCATTTTGTATTCTTTACTTATTTTTGGAACAGACATTCCACTTTCTCTTTTATCAAATATGTCGTTTATTTGCTCTTCAGTTAATGGACTTTGTTGTATAACAGGCGTTGTCAACGCTTTTTCATCACTCAATCCAGCATGTTTTCTTTTATCAATAGTAGAACTATTTATGCCTGTAATTCTACTCCACTCAGCAATAGTATGTGTTTCGCCGTTTAATGTTAATCTACGGTTATTCTTACTATTGTTATTTTGTTGCAAATAAGAAACCCATCGACAATTATGTGGTTCATAATTTCCATTGGAATCTATCCTATCGAGTGTCATTTTCTCGTTGTAACCATTAGCTAAAGACCAATCCCTGAATTGTACATAGTCATTTTTCCACTCATCACATACTACAATACCTTTACCCATATAATTTTTATATCCTATAGACTTCGGGTAGTAGCATCGAGCTTTCATGCCACACCAAATTCGGTAAAGCCTTGTTTTTGAGCCATGTTCAAAATATTTTTTGTTCATATTTATTTTTTTATTACATCCATTCTTCACTACACCCAACCATCATCAAGGCGGTAAGTGCTAATAGGATAATCTTTTTCATACTCTGCTACTATTTATTGATTTCTTTTATCCCAATTATGACGACACATTTCTAATACTATAGACCATTTCCACCACGATAAGGAAATTTCCCATAAATACCAAAATTTATGTCTGCATTCAACGGATGGTAGAATATATCTCCATCCATAATCCACTATTGCTTTATAAAAATTTATTTCCATACTCTACTATTATTGATTACCTTTAAGTTGTTCAATGAATCCATGAATGTCTGCCATAAGGTCTAACTTGTAAAACTTTTCAGCAGCATTACTACCAAGGTTTAGGTTGGTCATAAACTCTTCTATTTCGTCAAGCACATAGTTTGCGCCTGCTTCAATACCTAACTTGTATGATAGCTGTTCGGAATATCCTACATCACCTTGTTCTTTTCTAAAGGCTGTGGATAACTCTTCGGACTTTTCTTTAATACTTTTCATACGCCTTTTTTGTTTTATAATTATTAGCAGGACTTATAGGAGTCGAACCTATAACCTCAGAGCCAAATTCTGATGTATTACCGTTATACTAAAGTCCCTGAAGAATCCCCTCCGCTGAGGGGAAAATAGTAGCAAATGAAAAAATTTTAAAATATGATTATAAAGTGTTGAAGTGACCCTCACGGGCTTATATTGAAAAGTGGCACATGCTGTAGTTAAATGGTTAATTTGATACAGATAGGAAGTCATGAACCACAGCATTTGAGATATGTTGTGCTTTCAGAGATTCTTGCAAGATATAACATATTACACTTCTAATGAAGCACCCTTTGAGTGATAACCCTTCGTATGTTATAAATCTCTTTCCGCACCCTTCCTTTATTCTCACACGGAATAGATACCTCATACCCTTCCTTTGATATGGTAGCATTCTTCATAGAGGTCAGTGCCTAACGGCTCTTCTACTTCTCGCGTACCTATTTTTCGCCCTCAAAGCCCTAAATAGCACCTAACAGCACTCCTTGGATTTCTCCGTGGGCTGTTACAGGGGCACTGGTTTGTGCTACATACTGTTGCCCCTTTTTCTGAGACTAAGAGATTTTGGAAGATACAGACAGTCGCTCACCATAGTAAAGCCCTTAATCATTAGATTCAAATGTCCTATACATCTGCCATGACTGTCTGTAAACCGTGCCACTTTATATGTAAACCTGTCAAAGAACTCTCTTGTTTCTTGCCGCAAAGGTATATAAATAACTTGGAGCTGAAATGAGTCTAATAGTCACACTAAGATTTTACTTATTTTCATGGGTATCAAATATAAATAATAATATAAAACCCATGATGAATGCCAGTGTGACTTTGACTATTAATGGTTCTATAGATGTATTCATTTTGAAAATAGATTTAAAACATCGTCTATACTATATTCATTATTCTCAGGAGGAGTGAATTTGCTTGAGGACTCAGAAGGAGGGAGAGGGGAGGGGAAGAGGTTATTAATATTATGCCTATTCTTGGAAGATGAAAGTATTACCTCCCCCTTTTCCTCATTCCCTAAGGCTTCTAAGGATTCAACATAGAGACTTATGAGCCTGAATATGTCAATATCTTTGGATAGTCCTCTTTTTAAAACAAACACCTCTATGTCAGATAGTCTTATCTTCATGAGAATCGAACATACAATATCCTATGATAGCTGCTATCAGGAAAGCTGCTGATGTCAAAGCCAATGAATAAATGAGTATCATCATTGTTCATAGTATTTAGAATAGTTATTAAGCCTGGCTTCTCCCTTAGCAAAGAAACACCTTGCTACCAGTTGTGAGTTGGAATGTGTGGGAGATACAAAGGGATTGAGGTTTTGTTGTCTTCTGATTTGCTTTGAAACCAGCTTCCTCATGATAGGATTGAGTTCCTTATGGAAAGCTATAAAACTCTTGTGACTCTGCTGTAGATCCTCTTGGATGTCCAACATTGCTTGTTCTTTTGCATTCATACTGCTAATGTTTTAAAGGGTTATAATTAAATGGATTGTAAGCTGTGGATATATCTAAAGGGCAATAAAAAGAGAGGGAGCGGAAAGTATTACTACCTTCCTACTCCCTCCATACAAAAACCCTTTAAATAACATGAAACCATGATATTAGTGAGCCTGAGGGGACTCCAACCCCTAACCGTGATTTTAGAAGAATCATGCTCTAATGCTGTTGAGCTACAGGCCCTTATAGAAGGAGCCACTATATTTATTCTAACTTATTATGGCGTAAAGAGGAAAAATGCAGTGTGGCTCCTTCTAATAGATTATACTATTCTGTATTCATTCTTAAGCTTTGGCTTTAGCTGCCATGCTTCTTCCTTCTGAAGGTAAGACAGCTTAGAGTCGTCTGCTTCATAGTTTATCCAATCAGTCCAGGATACTCCTTCAGAAGTGAATATTTGGTATCTTTTCTGTATCATAGTTTAATCCGGTTAGAATTGTATCTTCCTCTTCATCGGGAATACCTATGTATGGATAGTCAAGGCAAGGCTGCTTTGCTGCCTGTACCATTCTGTAACCTTGGGATAGTGTCATTGTTTCTTAGCTATAAGTTTTTCTATTTGCTGCATCAAACTAAGAGTTTCTTCCTTGACTCTCTCAATAGGCCACTTTTCTCTTGTGTCACCATAGTGGACAGTATCAAAGCCAATGACTCTGAAGTTCTCCAAATCCTTGGGGTCAGGAATGCTTGTAAGAGGTATAAAAGACCTGTTCTCCATGAAATTCCAATTTTCATCAAGGGTTATACCTCCATGCACAGAAACTAAATAGTCAAGGGATTTATTATCATCCCAACCTGCTCCGCTCATAGAAGATATAGGAAGTTCTTCACTAAAAGCTACATAACCATTATACTCCCCACCTCTGTTTTCTGCATGAAATGCGTGGTGGAAGGGGTTCATCATTAAGAATGCTATTACCATAGTTATTTTTGTTTTTCAAATTCTTCAAATACCATATCATCAATGACCATATCTACATAGTCATGTGCCAGAGCAACATCTATTGATGTGAGACTTTCACCGTTAGCAGGCTTGTTGAGAAGCTTTTTGGCTTTAAGCAGGAGGGTTATCTTTTCTTGAGGTGTCATAATTACTTATATCTTTAGGGTTCTATAGTCTAAACCATCAGGAGTATAGATAGTGGTATAGTCAGGATTTCCCTCTGGAGAATTTCCTTTCATATACTCATAATCTTTCCATACTATAGGATGAATTTCATCATAGGACTTGTCTTCTCCTGGATAACAGAAGTTAATCATCACCTCTTTAATCTGCTGTTCTGTTAGATGACCATAGTAAGATATGGCACATTCTCCAAACTGGTCCATATAGAGGCTGCGGAACTTATTTATCTTCTCTCCCTTCTTATTTTCCCTTAAGGATAAGACATAAGCTGCATTAGCAAGGAAGGGAACCTCAATGTCTTGGATTGTTGTTGCGTACATATTATGTTTGTTTAAAGGGTTTGTTTGAATTTATCTGTTATTCTCTATATATGTCATAAAGAGAGAGTCTATCTCACTAGTATCATCAATAGATGATTTCTTTGTAGTAAGAATAAAAGATCTGAGAAGTAACATATCCTGATAAGGAGGCTCAAAGGAAGAAACATAGTTGATTGTGGCTTGTAAAGCTTCCTCTGGTGTAAAGTGGAAGTCATGTACAGCTACAAGGGTTCTGAGCTTCTGAGCTATTATATTAATCGTACCTCTCCATTTATGGGTA